TTAACACTCTTTTTTAATCAGCTCAACTTTTTTCGCCAAGATGCCATCCAATGATTCGATAATAACTGCTGCTTTCTTCTCTCCAATTCCTTTGATACTAAGAAGAACCTCTTTCACTTCTTCAAAGTCAATCCCCGGAACAGAATTCCGTCCATCATTATATCCGCTTTCATAGATACTTGCAACCCATGTTTCCATGTCGTTATGGTCCATCTTTTTTATGCTTTTATACTGCTTTCTTGTAATCGTTGCCTTTTTCCCCATATGTACCCCCTAAACGTCCTCAGGCTTTCTGTTATTCGCTCTTTCCGTGTCAAACCCTTCTGGGTATCGTTTCTTGAGCTTGTCAATATTCATCCGCATGATCTCATCCAGCGACCAGCCAAACGATTCACAGATCATAGCTACATACCACATAACGTCTCCCAGTTCCTTTTTCGCATGGTTCTCGTCTAAATCGCTATTATGGAATATCCATTTCTTAATCACGTCAGTAAACTCTCCTGCTTCTCCAGATAAACCGAATAAGCCATTGATAATTCCGCCCAAGTCAATCCCTGTGTCTGGTATGCTGTCCTCTACTCCCTGTTCTAAATTATCAGCCATATTCATTATTCTTTCTATTCCTAATCCGTCATTCGTTCGCATTGCTAAGTTCTGATATTCATTCCCTGTCATTGTCTCACTCCTTACTTGATTGTTCTCTTAACTGATTTCGGATTGATCTTTACCTCTGCATCATGTACAGAGGCAAAAATGTCTTTTACCATTTTTACGATTGTGTGCTGTTTTAATCCGTATGAATGTAATTCTGTTACTACTTTTGTTAATTCTTCCATGCTTCTTTCTCCTTTATATTTTAAAATTCAACCTCGCAAAATGTAACAAACTTACATTTATTTCCCTTGCCTTCAAGCCATAAGCACGTTTTCATCACGAGTTCATCTGCACTTGCATCTTCATATTTTCGTTTCAGCATTTTAATGTGATCCAGAATAGACGGATAATCAAAGTCTAGCCCAGTTACCTGAACTAAGTTTTGAGTGCTATATCCATCTGCATCAATATCGTTGAAGTTAAAAATTTCTGTTTTCATAAGATTCCTCCGATTTTATTTACTGATTTTTTCAAGGTGTTCGTCAATCTTCTTAACATTCCACAGTACTCTTTTACCGATCTTCACTCTAGCCCCGGCATCGTTTGCAATCTTTTCTGCTGTTGATCTTCCACAGTTTAACATTTCCCTTAACTGCTTGCTGTCAATCAATCTTTGTTCTACCTCTTTTTCTTTATTGTCCATTTTTTTATTTCTCCTTTCTAACTAAACGGAAGTTCTTCTTCCAATCCTTCTGGAACATTTATGAATCCGTCTGATCCAGCTGATTCTCCAGCCTGTCCTTCATGATTATAATTCTCTCTATTCTGTTCAGAAACCGCTTTACTTTCTGCGAAATCCTGTTCCTCAACAACTATGTCTGTTGTGTATACCTTAACGCCATCCCTGTTCGTATAACTGCCTGTCTGGATTCTTCCAGAAATAACTACCTTTATTCCTTTCTGCAAGTATTTCTCTGTAAATTCGGCAGCCTTACCAAATACGATGCAGCGTATAAAATCAGCGGTCGGCTCTCCATCTCTCTTAAATTTTCGATCGACCGCAAGCGTATATCTTGCAATCGTCGTTGGGTTATCTCCCTCGGTATATCTGACCTCCGGATCTCGTGTCAGCCTTCCCATCAATACAACTTTGTTCATAGATTTTTCTCCTTAATTTTTAAAACAATTCGACTCTGTGATCATGGATCGGTACTGGGTACTCAATACCTGTGATCTCTTTAAATCTGCAATCGATGGTGTACAAGAAGTTTCCTCCATCTGCATACCATTCTGATCCTCTGTATATAGGTTTACATCTTACATGATCTTCGTATCTCGTCTGCATTTTTTCAACAGTCACGCAATTTCTGATATCCCTCAATATAAAAGGTCCTTTGTCATAGACAATAAATAAACTGTCTGCCTTTGATGATATCCCCTTGTTCGTACAATCACTAAACGGACTTTTAAGCACATGTGCCCTCAATCCATGCTGGACGTTATACATTTCTTTCATTTTTTCGACTATATCAATTTTACCGACTTCTCCTGCATACACTGATCGAATATACATAAGCTCATCGTCGTATTCCTGAATAAAGTACGAGTGCAGCCTTTTAACAGCCTGTAACTGTATATATTCATTTTTTTCATTTAACGCTACTCTTTTATAATAACGATCCTCTGTTATCTTGCTTACGCTATGCGTTGAAAGAAAATCGAATAATAAAAATTCGCAAATTTCATCGTTTATAACATTTCTTATGATACGACCGCTTACATGTTCCCCATATTGGTTTAATATTTTAAATTTTTTTGTTTCAATATCAACCTCAACAATATAGCCGTCCTTCTCAAATCTCATCGTAAATGTCCTCCAATTCTAATTTTTCAATCTCTTCTACCGCCTTTTTTGCTGCATATCTTCCGTTAGATGTTAACTGCCTCTGCCAACATCCATTTTTCGGAGACCAGCGGAACGATTTGCTCTTCATCACATCTCTTACCGCTGGTTTCGGTCTACCAGAAAAGAAAAACTGGATTCGCATGATTTCTTTATTTTCCTTGATATCCAAACCAAATTTATCAAGTGAGATTTCGCTGTCTCCCTGTTCTTTTTCTCTTTTCAGGGCTTCCAGACGTTTCTTAATGCTTCTGATATTCGAATTATTATTTTGAAGCTCATACCGCATAAAAACTCTGTGTTGTTCTTTCTTCCGATCGTCAAGAGATTCTTCCAGCTTGATTGCTGTCTCTTCGCTAAACTCTGGACACCCTTTTAAGGTCTTGTGCTTGCGATAATAGGCATTTACCGCTTTCATCTTATTCTGATTCTCAACGAGCTTGTCCAGCTTTTCTTGCAGCATTTCTACTGCATCTGCATCCTTTGACTTGATTATTTCATTGCCGTGTAGAATGTCTCTCAACTTATCAACATATCCCTGAATTTTTTCATACTCTTTGAAGTTTCGATCTCTCGCTTCATTCTGCTTTTCTTTTTTCTTCACTGGAAAGTTGCCAGCTCCGGAGATCAAAATTGACGGACACATCATTTCAATTCTGAATCCGGCATTATAATTATCTGCCAGCTTCTTTGCATATCTTCTAGCAATATTCTCTGCTTTTTCAGCTTGTTTCGGTCTCTGATCTTTGATCTTATCCACCAGATCATAAGCCTCGTCAACAGCCTTTTTATATTCTTCTGTTTTGATGCCCTTCACATAATCTGAATGGCTCCACATTGCCTTAGCCTGTCTGGCTGCATCTTCGTTAATTTCGTAATATTCTCTAGTCATTTTCCTGTTCCTCCTTAGATTTTTGAACCTTAATCGCATAATCTACAATCAACTGTAATTCTTCTTGTGTTGATCCAGCAAATTCGTCCATGTCTAACACATCTTTTGTTATCCCGGCATCTAAAAGCTGGTTCTGAAAGTAACTCATATCTCCGCTGTAATCATACATTTTCTTGCCCCCTAGTTAACTGCATAATATTTACTGTGCTACTCTAATTTCGCCTGTTTTGTAGTCGTAGTAGTAACATCTTTCTCCAAGAATTTCTTCTTCCTCTACGGCCACGGAATTTGCTTCACGGATCATGTTATTTACTTCAGCTGCACCTCCTGAAATTGTTATTACTGGAATAGCCATCCATTCGCAAGTTGAGCTTGGTATTAGGTATAGGTCGCATCCACAGTGATCTGCGATCTCTTTTATCATCTCCTGGAACAAAATACTTGCTGCTCCATACATTCCGCGTTTTGTCGTAAGCACATACATTCCAAATATTCTAGAAATAACCACATCTTTTCTCGTATTTTCATAAGCAAATTTGTATAATTCCTCTTCTGTGTACCCAGCTTTTTCAAGCATCTCGTTTGTTACAATTCCACTTGTCGTTGCCTCTTCATCTTCGTGTGCAATGAATCTGTACACGATAGAGAACTCATAGTATGCTCTGTGAGGCACGTGTGATAGCATATTTTGATTTTTTTCTGTATTGACAAGAGTTAATATAACTCTGCTCTTAAAATCAATTAAATCGTCCAATACGACCTCTGGAACTTCTTTCAAAGTTAAGTCTAATCTCTTCATGACTTCTTTGCTCATTTCTTCGTAGTTCATTCCTCTTCGGTTTGCATCATTCCAAAGCTCTTTTACGTCGATCCCTGGTCCTTCATGTGTATCATTGTTGGATATTACGATCATCTCCACAAAATCTCTGTTTACCTTTGTGACGTTCTTAAGGCTCACTTCATACCCTGGATGATTGCCGTCCATGTATTTCTTAACGTCCTCTGTCATTCTTGTTTTAAATTCACTGTATGTCATAATTCCTTTACTCCTTTTTTCTAAAATCCTAAATGTAATAGCAAGATAAATTCCATGCATCCCCAAGTTCGTAATACAAACCATAGTTCTTGAAGATTTGGTTAAATTCATCTAGTTTTCTGTAATCTCCTGTACCTTGCGGATAATTAATCAAAGCATATAGTGGACCTTCAAAACCCATACTAAGTACATGTTCCTCTGCTACATAGTCGAAATAATCATTGGGATCTTTATTCTCCACAACAATCAAATGACTCGGATCATTGTAATAATATTTTCCGGCTTCTTTGTCGTATGTTATAAAACACTTGCCGTTAAAATAAATTGCCACATCTTGCCACATTTCATGTTCAATCAAGAACTGTCTGACCTCTTCTGCCAGCTTTTGAATTTGTTCTTCGGTTAATTTAACTGTTGTCATATGTACCACCCTTTCGTTCACTGTGTGTTATGTTTCTTAGTCTCTGTCATGCATACAAGCTGCGATCATTAAGATCCCAAGGATCATGCATAACATCCCTTGCAACAATGGCATCGTTTCTTGCTGTAAGCCGCCAACCGCTCCACAAGCAACGATTCCTCCAACAACTCCTGATACGTTTCTTAGTTTCATGTCTCATTCTCCTTTGTCTTTTTGTTTGTTATTGTTTGTTGTTATTTGTCATTATAATAGTAAATTTCTAATTTGTAAAGATTATTTTAATATTTTTCTAATTTTTTCAACAAACTTGTCCACATATCCACAAAGGCATAAAAAATCGGTCAAAATGACCATATATATTAATATATATTTATATATATTTATTAAGTTTATGTTATGTATATATGCTCATGGGACAAAATCGCGGACAGTCCATCGGACAGCGTAATTTTTTACGAGTTTGACTATGTATATATAATATGAAGGAGTCCGATCGAAATTTGTACCGGATCATTTTTGGGGCAAAATTTGAATTTTGGGAAAATCCATGAAATTTTCGGTTTTTCTTTTTTGGACATTCTTCGGACTTTCCACGGAATGTCTCTGGAATGTCCACGGACAGTCCACGGACAAATAAACGGACAGTCCAAAGCAATAAAAAAAATAGACCAAGGTTTTTCCTCGGTCTACATCGGTATAAACTATACTATTTTAATCAAAATATTTTCTAATTGGACATTTTCCATCCTCATTTATTGATGGACATACACAACACGGACTGCATTCCTCTTCGGAAAAGTAAAACGGACAGCCCTTGCATACACTGTTCTGCTCGTCATTATCAAAGAATACTGGCGGTGTAAAATCACGATCAAATTCTACGTCTAGCGTGATAGTTTTACTGATCTTTCCAGTTCCATTGTCGTATCCTATAAGGTCTCCCGGCTGTGCATCCAACAGCTCACAAATCTTATTAAGCGTTTTTATAGCGACCATTTCGCCCTCTCTGATTTGCTGCAATGCACTCTCTGATATAAGCTTCTCGTTTCTTATTCTGCTGGTATTATATCCAGCATCTTTTAACATTTGCAAGATATCCGCCTTGTAAGTTAACATATGTGTATTTCTCCCTTCTCTTGTCCTAAAACCCTAATACGCTTATTATTACTTAGTTTCAGCTGTTTGTAAAGCCTGATCTCCTAAGTATAATTCTCTCAACGCTTTATTCGTTGGGTAGTCCATGTCTAGCCACTTATCATACGCCGTAGGATCTCTTTTCTCCAGCTCGTCCATGATCCAACCGCGGACCATTGATAACTCAAAGCTAGCCGGCATATCTTCGGTCATGTCGAACTCTTTGATAAGTCTTTCTGTTGATAATCTACTTAGCATGTCTCTTGCTTTCTTTTCTGCTTTCTTAGTCACGGTTTTCTCTCTTTCTACCCTCGTGACCTCCGGGGTGGGCTTAACATTTATTATTTCATGTATACATTTTCGTATTTTACAAGATGATTTGCGAATGTCATTGCAACTCTTTTTTCTAATCTTTCCCACTCTGGGCAGTTATGAATTTCTGCGATTGCAGCTTCTTTTTCTTCATCGCTCATAAGGGCTGTATTCCTGATCGTTCTGATTAATTTATAAATATTATCTATTGTTTCGCTTTCTACGAATTTTACAAATTCTCCATTTTCTCTTTCTCGTTTGATCAATTCTTTTGTTTTTTCTTCGTTCCAATCGCATATATCTAAGTAATCTAGCCATACCTGTTTTTTTGCATTTTCTCTCGCTTTGTTTAATAATGTTTCAATTTTCATGATCTCTTACCTCCATAATGTTTATTGTTATTTATTAAGCATTTAAAAATGCTTCGTATTCTGGATCAGCTCTCTTGAATCCCCATTCATTGATGTATTCTTCTAAGTTCTCTGCTGGGATTTCTTGCATATCATGGATCGCTGCTGGGGAACATCCTTCGATGAATCTTACCATGCTTCCGTATGCTCCTTTTACATAGATATCTGAATCACTTCCTGTATAAACCTGTCCTTTTTCAAATTTAATCATTTTCTTCCTCCTCGTTTGCATCTACATAAAATTTTTCATTGAACCAGTTGATCGCTTTATCCATATCCTCTTTGCTTGCCCCTGTTTCAAACATGATGTTTGCCAGTGCATTGTAAACTTCACTTTTAATATCTTTATTCATAACCTTTTCTCCTTTATATTTACCAATATGTTTTATTTATCTTATAATTATATTATACACTATTTTACGCAAAATGCAATAGATTTTACATTATTTTTTTATATTTTTACATTATTTTTCCGCAATAAAAAAAGACCAGGGATTTCTCCCTGGTTCAATTAAAATTTAAGGTATTTTGTAGCAGAATACCCTGTTACGCTCTTGTACTTAACTTTCGTCCAAGTGCTGCCTTTTTTCAATACTTCAACTTTAGATTTCTTCGGAATCTTACCGATAACCTTAGATGATCTGTTAGCACTGTTTCTGATCATAAGTGGATCGGATTTTGTGACAACCTTAGCATACACAGCTGCTTTGGTAACTTTCTTCACGGCTGTTTTTACAGCTTCCTTAGCCTTGGTAGCTGTTCCCAGCTTTTTATTACAGATTCCCTCTGCGATCAGCTTAGCAATCTTATTAACGTTTTTACCGATCTTATAATCGGACTTGGAGTCACAGAAAAAGCTTTCTGTCATGATCGTTGTTGCCTTTGTTCCATTCAGCATATACAGATTCGTTCTCTTCTGAACATCACGATCAGTGAATCCAGTGGATACGAGTTTCTTCTGTACTCTCTTTGCGTATTTCTTACCGCCCTCAGACACATAAAGTACCTCTGTTCCATGAGCCTTTCCGTTATAGCAATTCAAATGACCTTCTACGACGAGATCATAGTTCTTTGCATTTAAACGTGTCAGTTTCCATGATTTTTCCTGTGATGCAGCGGTAAATACCTTCTCTGGGCAGATATACAGATCAACACTGTGTCCGTCGCTTTCAAGATATTCTTTTACCTTTTTCATCAGCTTTTTATTGTACTTATACTCGTTTACTCCACCGCAATCTTCTCCACTGGCTGATGTATATGATCCATTTTTAAGCAAACTGTGTCCTACTGTCAATGCGATTCTCATATGTCTACACCTCCTGTTCTGCTGCTGCCTGATTATCTTCTGTCTGTTCCTGTTCCTCTGGATCTTCTAAGTCAGTTTCAGGTAACGGAGTCTCTGCGTAATTTGTCCATGTTCCGTCATCTAACTCTGTCGTATGATTGATCTTATCTTTTCTGCTGACTTCCTCAACATCTTCTAAATCGTATACTGAATTATTTAATTTACCGTCATCCAAAAGGTCTTTGACACCATCAAACCATAACTGAACGATCTCTTTTAACATGCTCTCGCTTACAAATAATTGAATAGGTTTAGGTAAAAGTCCTCTGGCCATATGTATTACATAATCAAATTTCTGCTGTCCTTGCTTGGATGCTCGGAAGGTTTTCTCTGCTTCTACAAACAGCTTGTACACATCCAGTCTGATTCCTTCAAGACCTTTCTTTGTGATATAGTCGATCAGTTTTTTAACTAAAAAAGCAATGATCAATACTGTGATCACTGCCAAAAAAAACACCTTATTCTGTTCAAATAATTCTTTCATCTTATCTCTCCTTCTTATATCCCAACTTGTTTGAGTGCAAATCCGAGCACTGCACCGATTAATGCAGTCAGGACATACATAGAAACGCTTCTCCATTTCTCTCCATCTCGGTTCTCTAACTCTTCAAGCCTTTTGCTTTGTTCTGTCTGATTAACGAGCATGTGTTCCATATTGATCGCAAGTTTTTGTACAGACAGTGTAAGATCATTGATCTGTCTTACTGTCACTTCTAATGCTGCAATTCTTTTGTTTTGTCTCTTATGCTCACGATCTACATCTTTGGCAAACTCTTCATGTTCGTGTCGTCTTAAGTATTCATCTTCCAATATGTCTCCTTCCTCAGCTACACCGTTGCTGTCATTGTTACTTGACTTTTTTCTAATTCGGAAGAAAATATGCAATAGAAGCAATCAACATCACTTTCGTTTGCTTCAAGTCCTACGCTGATCTTAACTTTTCCACCAGTCTGTACTGGGTTAGGAGACAGACTTACAGACTTAATTTCAATGATTTCTGCCATCTCATACCACCTTCACTTCTATATGCTCTATTAAGATTTCGTCCAATACTGCATATCTGATGTTTAGTACATAGGTACCACGTTTTTGAGGAGAAATCAGTGCTTCTATATCATGTTCTTTAATATTACAAACTCCAGTGCTTTCTTCAGCTTTGTCTTTCATGCGTATTAGCGAGTACTCCGCACTTTCGATTGTAAATTTCTCTTGCTTAATAGAATGTATAGTAATTACTGCTGTTCTGGATTCTCCCGGATGCATTATGATCACTTTCTTTTTTTGCATGTTCTCCTCCTCTTTTATTTCTTCTTATTTTTCGTTGTGCAAGGTTGCATACAAATCAAAAGGCTTCAGTGAAACTCTTAATGCTTTAAGATCTACTGTAAGTATGTATGTAGAATAGCTACTTACATTCCCTGCCTCATCATATGCAGTTAATCCGATTACATACCTTCCGTTTAATGTAGCTGGTATAACGGACTCCCATAAATCTAAAGAGTCAGCGGATCTAGTTAAGATCACTGACTCTCCGTTTACGTTTCCCTCTAGTCGAACTACCATAACAACTAACCTAGTCCGTTACTTCAACGGATATGATAAATGTCTTTCCTGCATCGACTGGGTTCGGTGTTAAAGTAACACTCTTGATCACAGGTGCCGCTGTATCTAACGTAACGGTACGTGTTACTGTAGTTGTCTTACCAGCACCATCTTTTGCGACAACTGTAATTGTGTTTGTACCTGCTGCAAGAGTAAGAACCTTGCTGAAACCTCCATCGCTTCCAACCGTGACTGCTTCTGCTGCTCCAGAATTAAGCTTAACTGTAACTGTTACAGGGCTTGAGGTTGCATCGTTGGTTGTACCTTTTACTGTACATGCAGACTGATTTGTAACAAGTTTGTCCTTTGGGCTGGACAATGTTAATACAGGTGGAACTGTATCTACCTTAAACGATGTTGAGCTTGTAGCTGCTGCGTTGCCATCATAATCAGATGCATCCAACTTGATCGTATGGCTTCCATCTGACAACGCTGTTGTAGGTGTATATGTACACTGGTATCCGCCTGTGATCGCAGTCTTAGTAATCGCATCGCCTGTTACCTTAGTACCGCTATCTAACGTGATACAGATTGTTGCTGGATTAACACCAGAATCGGAATCGGTTACCTTCCAGGTAATTACAGGCTTGTTATTTGCCGAATATGATCCAGACGTTGGACTTACAATCGCTATTACAGGAGCAACTTTTTCTTTTACTTTTAATTGCAGAGATGATCCCAACGTACTGTCTGTTGCATCTTTTGTCGTTGTATTTCCTGCTTCATCAGTTGCCTTAACTGTTACTCCGTAATAATGTCCGGATTGATTGTACGAGCTCTTAGACGGAGCCGTTACCGTAGCTTCATATTTTCCAGTCGAGCTGTTAAGAGTCAATGTGTATGTTTGACCGTTAATAGTCGCTTGTACTGTTTTTACTGCCATTTTTTCTCCTTTCTTTTTTCTCAACAACACAACTAAATTCTGATACAAAAAGCATAATACAGTTTTTAGGCAATATGACCACACCTAATAACTCAGAAGGTATCATTCATGTCAATTGGCCCGATAACATGGTGCCAGTAGCTATAAGAGTGAAAAAGTATGATCAATGGCGATACAATGTATTAGGTATGGCATTGTATGGAAAAGAATTATATTTGATAGAAATCCCTTCTGCATATCAAGGATGTCCTTGCGAAGTTATATGCTTTAAATCAAATTAATTTATATCGTACACCATAGATACATATACACAATTTGAATACACTGTAGGAAAATATATTGTTATATCTCCGTTGGTATCAACTTTGACAGCTCCAATGTTATTAAAATTGACATCATCATCCGTATAGCATGCTGATCCACATTTTATTTTGGGTCTAAAGCCTTCTGGAACAAAAAAGCAAGTGGTTGTTCCGACATTAGGAGAAGTGCAATGAAAATAACCATTTATATATACTCTTTTGTTTTGCTTATAGCAATTTCCAACAAATTTATATTTTGAATCTATATTAGATAGTGCAAATTCTGTTTTTCTTATATCAGAATTTAGCTGCGGAAGTCTACGAATCCTCCGCAGCGGAAAAGAGTATAATGCACACATAACACACAAAGGAGAATGTATTATGCGTGACAGAATTATAAGTAACGTGCTAATCAAAATGGGCAATAGAATCAAGAAAAAAGAGCTAGATTATCTTGAAAATGTGTTGGTAGAAGAGTTCCGAGATGTACAGATTAAGAAAGAATCGACGGAATTGACGGAATACAATGACAGTTTAAGGAAGCTAAAAGATACGTTCCTTGCGACGCTGATTGTAGAAAATAAATCCAACAGAACGATTGAACAGTATAATTTACATTTAACACAGTTTGTAGATTATTTCACTGGAAAAGAAGCAAAAGACATAGATGCAACCGATATTCGGGGGTTTCTATATGCGTATAAGCAAAGCAGAGGCATATCGAATTTATCCTTAAACAATAAGCGATCAGCGATATCTTCGTTTTTTAGTTGGTTGGCTGATGAGGAGTACATTGATAAGGATCCGACCAGAAAAATAAAGAAAATTAAGGTAACGAAGAAGAAAAAGAAAGCATTTACTTCCGACGAAATGGAGAGAATGCGTATAGCGTGTACGGACATAAGAGATAGGGCACTTATAGAAATGCTTGCATGTACAGGATGCCGTGTTTCGGAGTTAAGTAATATAAGCTTAAATGATGTGGATTTTTTGAGAAAGAAAGTACGAATTGTAGGGAAGGGAGATAAAGAAAGGACAGTATTCTTTTCAGATACCGCTATGATTTATCTCAACAGATACTTAGAAACAAGGCAAGATAATAATATTGCTCTGTTTACATCTAAGCGATTTCCTTATGATCGATTACGAAAGGATGGAATTGAGCGAGTAGTAAGAGATTTAGGAAGAACATGTAATGTATTTGCACATCCACATAAATTCCGACGGACGTTATGTACGCAATTGATTAAGCGAGGCATGCCGCTTCAGGATGTTGCGATCTTGTTAGGTCATGCAGACATTAATATGACTGCCGGTACATACTATGATGCTTCAGACGATATGATTGAATATGAATATATTCGTTATGCAGCTTAAAGAATAATGATCAATCTAATATATAAACTATTAAATCTGCTTAAAAGGGAAGGAGATTTTATTTTTATGCGAAAAAATATTATAAAAAACAGATCGCCATGCTAAATAGCTATGGTAACGATAAATAGAAAACTCAACAACACAACTAAATTCTGATAAAGAATACAAAACTTATTCTACTGATGGAATCAGCATAGAAATAAATAGCCAGTGTGCTATGTTTTATATCAGAAAAAGCAAAAGTTTGACAGGTGGAAATACAACTCAAACTTTATTAGATTTACCTAATGGTATCACTTTAAAAAATGAAGTTTTCGCTCCTTGCGAAATCATTGACGGAAGCTGGACTCCATACGGAAATACCGGCTACATAAACGCCAGAAACGGACAGATAAATGTGCGATGCAAAGACAGTACATCTACCAGTATAGTCATTGCTATGTTTACAGTTCCTAGGTATTTTATACAATTTAGTTAAATTATATGAAATTTTATTTAATCCCAAAAACTCTTATGTATTTAACGCCATGATCAGCAGACAGTTTTACAGTTGTAGCAGTATCGCTTGCATATGTAAACGATACTGCAGATATCGTGCTGTCATTCGAACCATGAGCCACGAAGCTATAGGATTTTCCTATTTTTTCGAAGATAACCCTTGGAACAGTTACAATACTGCGAATATCATCATCACTAGCACCGAACGCAAACACAATAAATTTGTAATCACTTAGTTTTCGATCACCATAATGATTAATTGTTTGACTTGTTGTCGAAACAGATGTTCCTACTATGATTGTATCGTAATCAGAATTTAACTGCGTAATAGCATCCTGTGCATTCGTCATGTCAGTCTGATTTGCTGGCGTAAATCCAAGGGCTGTCGTTACATTACCTTTGGTTAATTCTCCACGGATTGTAGCACTGCTTTTATTCTCCACATTGCCTAATCCAACTTGGCTTTTAGTAACTCCGTGAGGATTACTTTTATTCGCAAGATGATTAATCAGAGTTGTAATTGCAAGTTTAATCTTTGCAAATGCAATAGATATTTTCTCGCCACTTGATAAAGTCACAAGAGTTGTTGTATCTGAATATGTCGGTGTCTGATCATTTGTCACTACGTTCGGAACGTTCCCTAAGCCTACTTGCGACTTAGTAACACTATGAGGGTTGCTCTTGTTTCCTGTATGCGTATTTAACGCTGTCTGCATAGTTTCAAATGTAACGTACCCTTCTGGATCAACCGTTGCTGTCATTGTTACATCATTATTAAGCTTGATGTAAAAATTATGTACTAACGACCATGACGGCATAGCCGATTCTGCCGGAACTTCTTTCCCTGTTGTACTTTGAGAAATCGCAAACAACACTTCACTTCCGGTTGATCCTTTTGCATAAATTCCAAGCTGTGTCATGCTGTATCCGGCAGATAAACCAGCGTTTGAAAACAATACTCCTATCTTGATTGTTTCGTTTGTTTTTGTCACGCCCTGTACTGTTCCAGACTGCTTAATTGATGATACCGCCGTCTGACTTTTCAAAGCACTAACGTCAACTTTACCAGCACCAGACTTGATCGCTGTTACTGTTATTGTTCCTCCGCTTAAGGCATTCTTTAATAATTCAATACCTGCATTTGTAATTACTGTATTTTCCCACATGATTTTATACCTCACTAACGATCGAAGAAGAATATTCACAAGATCCTGAAACAATCGCATAATTCAATGCCGTCTCTGATTCTATAACGTATGAAACACGAATATCGCACAATAAATGTGCTGGTTTCAATTCGTCAATTCTTCTTACTACTTCATCATAATTATTTACTTCGCCATAAAGATTGACTTGAAATGTATTTTTTGCTGTATTTTCTATGAGCTTTGTTTCTACACCGCTCAAAGCTTCTATGATCTTTTCAAACCTTTTAGGATTCAAAGGCCTTTTTATCCTCATTTGCAAAATCTGTGTTCTTCTCTGCTCAATCGTCTGATCTGGAAGCGGCGTTATTCCGTATTCTTTTTCCCAAATAGGGAGCCCCCATGTAGCACGATCAACAAATATCTGATCAAATATATCTTTACATATTGTTTTTACGTCATCTATCTCAAGTCCGATCACTTGGAACAGCCAAAGTCCGATTCTTGATTTCCCATAAATCGGCGATACATAGTCAATCATTTGTTTTGCACTTTCACTCGTCAGGATTTGCTCCATAAGGTCTGTTTTATACCACATAGTATTATCCCTCCGTTATTGTTACTGTTCCTAAAACCGGCATTTGTCCAGATTCAAGGTCTACATTTTTTGACACTCCATTGATTTGTACACTGTCATAATCATAGATACCTGATACAGCTCCAAGGATACTGTTGATCGCTGATATTCTAACCGCACTATCATTCGATGAAACATTTAACAAATATGACTGAAGTGCAGCTTTCAAATCATTCTGCACATCGCCAATTTCTGCTTCTCTCAAATAAACCACAGCTGATATGTTAACTACTACTGTTTCAGGAGCCGTTATCTCTAATACAGCATTGGGCGGTGCTAAACGATCTGATTCACTATCTGGACGCATAATATAATCATACACAGCATCTTGAATCTGCTTCGATGCTGGTACTCCGTTCTGATCCATTAAGATGATCTTGATTATTCCAGAGTCATCTTTTGCTGGTATCACAGTAACTGCACCAACACCGGGAACTGACAATGCCCATCGTTTATAGTCTGCAACATTTCCAACATAGGAAATGTCATGGCTTCGATCATACTCAACGATTCGTTCTCTTAAAGTATCATCATCCTCTTCATCCAAACCTCCTGTTACAGCTTCCTCATTTGTAACAGAAATTATTTCATCGAGCAGTTCCCCTGTCTCATCTCCAGTATGTAATACGATCGTATTTACTCCAACATTGCTTGCAGATCCTCCTTCTTCTGCTTCAATTGGAATCTTTGCATTTCCAAGAGAATCGACCGTAACTTCCTCAGTCGTTACAAAATCTATCGTATTCCCTTCGTCATCTGCTTCTGTAGAAAAACCATATCCTAAAGGAATAACAAGACCAGCTTTTGCCGTAACAGTAACATATCCTGAAGCATTTACCGATTCCCTTCGTACAAGACCTCTTCCATCAGCATGGTAATCCAATATATAAGACTCTTCACAAGTCGCCGGCGAAAGACTTTTCAATACTTCCACAAGCACGTATTCTTTTAGCTCTGCTATTTCAATCGCTGTTGGACGTGTAAAATCCCAAGGAAAACCGCCCTCTGATTTATCAATATCTTCTGGAAGGTTACCAAGCATTTTTTCATGAATTTCTTCTTCACTCGAATTGTTCAAGAAATCTGGCAATTCTAGTTCTTCTGCTTCCAATGCCATATTAGACCACCCCACTTTCAAATTGTGTCTGTATTTCTATATCTCCATCAATGCCCTGCACCTGTACTGTTACAAGACAATCATCTGCTGCCCATTCAAAAGTAATATTTCCAACATACAGAGTCCTCTCTGACGGATCAGCCATTAACGCTTCTTCTATCTCCCTCTGCAAGATGCTTTCTGCTTCTTCTCTACTGTCAGCTTTTAATGCACTTTCATAGTCAATCCCTATATCCGTAGAATATCCCTCATGTGCATATCGTTGTGTCATTAATGTTTTCTGACACCACTGCATCCAAGCTTCAAATCCCGAGGCTTCTTTTAATTTTCCATCGTGATTTACGACAAAGTCTCCAGTATCAAAATCAAAAAAGATGCTGGGTTTATAACCTGCATCTTCCTCTTCTTCTGTATTTTCTTCCTCAGTTCCTTCGTTCTCTTCATCTTCAAAATATTCTTCTTCGTTTTCATATTCCTCTGGGAAAAGATTATCCGGCATCTTCTTCATCTCCTTCCACTTTACCGATTACAACGATTTCCTCTGCATCTGTCCAGATCAGTAATACTCGATCGCCATCACTTACTTTTGCATCAGATAACATCAAAAAATCGTCATCCGGTTCTGCACCTTCTGGATAAGAGTCAGGAAGAATCCCTCCGTCTTTCATAGTTCCAAGTTCTGCAACAACATCCGCTGCACTTTGGTTTCCTTTTGAAATCTGTTCGATCGCCCGGATAAAATTTTTTCTTCCATTTCTCTGCATAGAACTCTCCTTTAGTAAAAAACAACGTCCATCGTACCAGCCACACAGTCATGTGTAATACTTTTTACTGTTTTATTTCCTTTAAGTCCAGCGGTACCACATCCAACGTAAACGGTGTCTCCACGTTTTATCTTCGGATTACTGATCGCCGTTACTGTGTATTCATACTTGACCTTTGCACCGTTCTTCAATTTCTTTTGTGCTTGTTTCTTTATCTTGGACAGTTTCTCCTTCTTATCTTTGTCCATGACTTCTTGAATCGTACCAAATTTCGATGTATTCTTAGACACTGATGCAAGTTTAGGAATTGATTTTTTCTTAGCTTCTCCGTAGATCTTTATCTTTGTAACGATATCATCCATTGTCACTTTAACCTCTACGGAAATCACATTCTTTCCTTCCTCAATCTTATAGATCGTTGTATTAGTATTGGCATACTTGACAATCACTGTAGTTCCTTCAATCGTAAAAATATATCGGCTGGAAAGTTTACTTTTCGCTTTGTTCAGCACATATACAATCATATCTCCAATGTTCTTTTGCGCTGGTTTGATCCTTTTGTTTTTGATTGATCCGTAACTGTATTTCAGTTTCAACTTCCATGCCGTACAGATTCTTTTTACAATTTCCTTTGTGCTGAGACCTTTTTTATAATAAAAATAATCTTGGGATTTCATCATATAAATCAAGTAATCATAGGCTGTAAATGTTACCTTTTTTTCTGTATCGGTAACCCTGTCTCGATCCCAGATCACACCTCGAAATACTTCAAAATCTCCATGTCCAACATTCGCATATATGTATAATCGATCTGATGGCTGAATCAATGTCGCAAGTGTTACACCATTTTTCGCAACGTTCATTACTGTTAAGCTGACTTCCTTTGCCAGCGAATCAGGATCATCAGATATTGTCAAATCCAGTATAACTTTCAGCTTGTATAGATCATATTCTTGCCCCGATGTTGTCTTTACAACAGCTTTATACAGTGGATTTCCTAAACTCGGCATATCTTCCTATCCTCCTATCATTTTTAACAGTGTTTTATAATCAGCAACACCGGTTACTGTTAATTTGTGCTTACGCTGGTAGGTTTTAATCGCTGATACCGTCTTAGAACTACAAGTACCATCCTGTTTGACTCCTACCATTTTTTGCACAAATTTTACAACTTGTCCTTTTCTTCCAGTTCTGATTTTGATCTTTTTCATGGCTGCTTTCATCGAAGATGTCAGCTTTTTATCAACTTTCAGCTTTGAGTATCCATCTTTATTCATTGCTTTCTTTAATTCCTCAACTTTGGAATTAGAAACTGATTTACTGCCTGAAACCGGAATCACAAGCACCTGTCCTTTATAGATCGTATACTTGCTGATCTTCTTTTTCGGGTGTTTCTTACGTTCCTTTTTGTTCCTGGCATCAATCAGTTTCTTGTTTGCGTTATAAATAACCTTATATTTTTTGCTGGACCCAAGATATTTTTTTGCAAGTTTTCGTAAGGTCTGTCCTTTCTTGACTGTGACCTTTTTCTTTGTGGTTTTGGTACTTCTTTTCGTTGAGGAAACACTTATTTTTTCGTAGTCGATAAATCTTACCGTGTAGTAATAATCATTCAGGCTTTTGACCGTAGAATCGTATTCTGAAACACGCATATCAACATTGATCTTCGTTCCTGTAATACAGACATTTACCACTTTCCCATATTTAGCCCAGTATTTCATCAGTGCATCTAAGGTTGCTGGATCAGTCCACTTACGAACAAATTTCATGCCTTTTCTTGCTTCTCCGGGAAAAAAACATTCCCAGCTTAACTCCGAAAGATTTTTTCCGTTTGGAATACTGACCTGACCTAATTTATAAATATCATACTCTGCAAACTTTCCTTCGATTGATGATTCAATTTCTTCGGGAATGATCGGAATTTGTATCTTCTGATCATTCCCTTTTGAATTTTTCCCAGTAATATATATATCCATCACATTACCTCCGCTGTTCTGTTGGTTGTCGTTGATCCGATAGCATCTGCGATCGCCTGCATAATAGCATCTGCGATCTCTCCTTTAGAGTTCTTGATCGCCTCAACTATGCCGTCATTTCCAGATGTATTCACACTGATTGTAATACCACCAACGTTGACCACTGGCTGACTGCTGCCAGACGCAGTTTTTCCTGATCCAGATGATCCCCCAACAATTCCACCTTTGGCATGCTTTGTCACGCCTAAGATTTGTCCTGCTTGATTCCAAAGAGATAATGCACGGCTTCTATGCCTAGAAAGTGGAATTACCATTTCGTTTCCTTCTTCTCCTAATTCAGAAACGATATGACCTCTGACCAGACTACCTTTCGCATTATGAAAGAACTTTCCATTTTTCGGCAAGGCTGTCTGTACTTTGGGTTTTGTCGTTGTCTTCTTTCCAGACGTCTTTTTACCAGATTTTGAACCGCTGTTATTCAGATAACTTCCACTAGTAATACTTTTGATTGCACTTGCTTGTGCAGCAGTTGTACTTGCTGCGGATGCAATCGTTGAGGCTGCGGATGCTAAAGCACCTGCAAGTGATAATGCGGAACTTCCAGCACTTTGTAAATTACCACCAGCTGCAAGTGACATTGATCCCATAGTTCCCAATTTTCCACCAGCTGTTGCAGACATTCCACCTAAGCCACTGACTTTTCCACCGGCAGCACTTGTTGCCCCAGAAAAAGCTTTCGTACTCTTAGAACCGACGTTTGTCTGCTTTGTATTCTTCTTATTCTCCTCATAAGCTTTCTGAACAGAATTAGTCAGCTGATTATACTCTTTGTCTGGTCCAACATTCAGTTTTTTATTTTTCTTACCTCCAACTGTATGTGCCATTGTTCCGCTCATTGTTGAGTCAAGTTTCAGTTCTTTGTTTTGCTTTTTATATGTACTCTGTACTGATTTTCTTAACCAATCTTTTTTCTTTTCGGATTCTGGCTCATATTTCTCACGGATCTTTCGTATGGAATCTTTATTGTAAGAATAATATTTCTGCGATTTTGCAGTTAATGAATTGTTATCCTTTAGTGCTTCCTTACGATTTTTAAGATAATTATCTCCAAGGTACTTTTCTTGACCTTTTTGAATTTCTTTTACCTGTTTTGATGTTACATCCCACGATTTAGCACTTTTTTCAGACTCTTTTTTGATCTTATCCATGTTCTTTCGGATATGATCGCCTGCTTTGTTACCTTTTGTCAGTGCTGCAAATCCACCAACCCCGGCACCAATCAATCCACCGGCAAGTGTACCAACAATCGGAACAGCTGAACCAACTAAAGCTCCGGTGGCTGCTCCACCACCAACCATGCCAAGTTTCGTGCCACCTCTGTAGTTTTCTTTTTTCTTAGTAGCTTTATTCTTTGTTGTCGCAGCGTTGATAAAGTTACCTGCTGCACTTCCAATACCAGCAATTCCTAAAGCTCCACCTAGCAATGAAGCTCCACCAACAGCGGCAGCTCCACCAGCGGTTGCTGCTCCTGATCCAAGTTTTACTCCAAGATTTCCAAGAAAAGCTTTCCATCCAGTAGCCGCAACAGTTTCTCCATTTTTCAAAGTAACTCCAGATCCACCTAAACCAAACAAACCGCCCGGTGTCCTTGTTGGTCCTGTCGTTTCGGTTTGTTGCATTTTTCGTTTTACGCTTTCTGGCAACCAGATTTCTTTATTTCCTGTTGGATTATTGCCTGTCGGTATATTCTTTCCTGTTCCTGGTATTGTAGGCGATCCAGAATTTCCAATGCCGCCATTTACGTTTACAACTGCCGCTGACACATTGATTGTTCCAATAGAATCGCCTAAAGGATTTGTTTTTTCTCCACTTCCAGTGCCACCAGTAATCAGATCGTACAGACCTTTTCCACCTTTAAACAGCTTTAGTCCTCCAGATAATCCAAGAAATCCAGCTAAATAATCTGCGATACCAGCTTTATCTCCGCCTGGTAACAGATCCTTAAGAGATTCCTTGAACCAGTTTCCACCAGCTTTTGCAATATCTTTTCCAATCCCAGTAATCTTTTTAACGATCGCCGGTCTTCCTTTAGAATCCCACCACTTAGAAAACGGATTTGCAATCAGTTCATCCCAAGCAATACTAATCTTGCCACCGATTGAAGCATTTTGGAATTTTGGCATACTAATAAGATCGTCGATCTTATCTCCAGCCTTTTCAAGTCCCTTGAATACAGATGTACTTGCATACTCTCCAAGTTTTTCAAGTGATGTTCCAGCTTCTTTTAGTTTTGCATCGGATTTATCAAGATAGTCTGCAAATTCTCCTAAACCTTTCGTTGCTCCCTTCTGGAGACCTTTTCCCCATTTAGAAACAATGTTTATGTCGAACGTATCTTTAATATTTGACATTAATCCAGAAACCGTCGAATTAGATGTTTTGTCCATCATTCCATCAAATTCTTTCAGCCCATTAAGGATTGTCTTAACTGCTTTGTCTCCACTGATTTCGCCCTTTTGAGACATTTCTCTGATCTGGGCTATGGATTTACCCTCTGCATCAGCAAGATACTTCCATGCGTTTATACCGACATCTGTCAGCTGATTCATGTCCTCTGCGTTCAATCTTCCGTTTGTTTTCATCTGACCTAAAGCTCTGGATACTCGAGAGATACCCTCTTCTCCAGCTCCAAGTGCTGCGGATGCATTACCAATCTTCGTCAGGTCAGGAATAATGTCTTTATCAGAGAATCCATAAGCCAGCATCCTTTGTGCATTTGACACTACTGCTGATGTATCAAACGGGGTAACAGATGCAAATTTCTTCGCACTATCCATAAATTTAGTAGCTTTCTCTTTGGATTTCAGCATCGTTTCAAATCCAATTTGATATGTCTCAAATTCATCAGCCAATGATACCGGATCAGCTATCAATTTCTTTGCAGCAATTCCAGTCATAACTCCACCAGCCAAAGTTTTTAGTGAAAATATAGAATTCTTGATCTTAGATATAACACTTGGGATTTTTTTGATCTGACTTGTTACCTTGTCATTGATTTTTAGGACTGCTGAAAAAGTCTTTCTACCAAAACTCATACCAGCACTCATAGCTTTTTTGATCCCTGCTGTTGCAGTGTCTTTTAATCCAAGTTTTGGAGTCCAGGTCTTTTTACCGAGCCCGTCTCCCTTTTTACCAAACTTGTCGAGGACTGGACTTGCTTTATCTTCAAGTCCTAATTTTGGCTTTGCACGCTTCTTTCCAAGCTTGTCCATCTCTCGTGATGCTTTCTCTGCATTCTTCCCTGTTTGCTGTAGGCCAGAAGACGCATGGTCGGAATATTCCGATACAACATCGATCACAATTTCTTTGTTTGCCATTTATGCATCGCCTCCTTCCATAGCTGTTATAAGTGCTGCAAAGATAAAAGCCCTCTCTCCTTCTGGGAGATCAAGGGCTTTTGATGGCAACATTCCAGTCCGTAAATAATTTTCTGCAAGCAGAGAAGCTAACGGACTGGACTTAATTAGTTTTTTGCATAATCAATGACATTTGTACCACTGCCGGATAACTCTTCGATCTTGTCGCTGACTGCTTCAAGTTCTCCAGCTGTAAGAATTTCCTTAATGATCTCTGCCTGTGTCATAACCATGTGACCAGCTTTGTTCAGTCCTTCTTTTAATGCTGGATTATCCCAGAATTTTGTTCCATCACTTTCCGGAACTGTTGCAATGTAAATCTGCCATGCCATGTAATCTGCATTGCTTACGCTTTTCTCAATTAATGGAAGTGATGCTCCACCCGGATTCGGCATATAAGTTGTTGCTCTCTTTCTGCAATCAGTGATTTCATCAAAAGATAATGGACGAATATCGAATTTAAACAATTTCTGTCCGTTTCTTTGAATATTTAATGTCTGGCTTACCTCTGTCTTATACTCTGCTGCCTTTAACAGACCAGTGATAAGATCCATTTCATTTTCTTCTGTTACATTGATATTTGTTTTCTTCTCTGCCATTTTCTTATCCTTTCTTTATGCTGCCAATGATTTAATACAATCTGGTACACTGTTAACAATAAACTGGCACTGTCTCTTGATGATTTCTCCCGGTTTTACTTCCAGAATGTTTGTATCTCCATCAGGAATACATTCATCTAACAGATATTTACTTTCGCCACCAGCAAGTGGTTCTGTAACACCGCCCTGTAAACTGAATGTAGGAATTTTCCCATTTTTAATCGCTTCCAGCATTGGTACGATCGTCAGATCATCTCTTACTACAGCTTCAGTGAACGATGCTGTAAATTTAACACTGTCTGGAACTCCATATGTCTGTACATCTCCTGCCGGATGGAAATCTACGTTTGAAAAATTCATTCCGATTGTAAACTCTTCCACGGATGCAAACCAGATGGAGACTCCATCCAGTGTAATAAAAAGCTTTCCGTCTTTTCCTGTCATCAGTTTTCTAGTATCAAAACCTTTTCCACTCATTTATATAACACCTCCTACTGTGCGATATACTGGAACTGATATGTTAAGTAGATCTTTTCCATGCTGTCAACGTCATCAATGCGGATAATAAAGTATGCATAATCCGCTGCATGTGGATTTTCTGTATCCTCATAAAATTCGTAAGTATCTAAGATCTTTCCTTCTCTGTTCATTTCAGCCAGTACTTTTTTAGCTTCCTGAATTACATTATCAACGCCTGCTGCATTGTTGCTGATCTTACCGATCAATGGTTCTAATGTACGATTGATACGGTCAAAAGCTTCATAACGGACAGCTGTACGTTTGATCTTCTTCCATCCTTCGTCATCGTCCTCATCCAGAACTGTATATGTGTTCACTCCTGAATCAAACCAGACCTGTCCTTCCTGTCCTTCTGACAAAAGAAGCAATCCAGATTTGATCGCATCGACATATTGTTCATTCGTCAGCTGTTCAATGCATGACTCCGCATCTGGAATCTCTGTATGTACAATTGATGTACTTGAATCTTTGCATCCAATCACACCTGCCTGAACTGCTGCAGCAAGGTATCCTTCCACCCTATCTCCGGCAGTATTATAATATCCGCTACCGCAGTAAATAAAATATGGTGCATTATAGGATTTTGCATTCGTTTTTCTTGTAGCAAGTGACTTTCCTGCCGCTTCTCCAAGTACGCAAACACCCAATGCACCGTTTGAATGGATTCTTTCCATGTATGTCTTCGCTAATGCTTTAACATCTTCTTCGACTGTATCAAGCACCAGTACATTCCAAGCATAAGTTTCGAATGCATTAAACGCATTGCTGTAATCTTCTGTTGTGACTGCCGGTGCTGATCCACCAGCCAAAGCCTGCTGTGCAACCGTCTGCATGATCCCGGATGCTCCAGAAACAAGTTCTGCGGATAAATACTTGCTGTCTTTCATTGCTTCCACCAGATTTGCAGCCTCATTTACATCCGCACCAGCGATAAAGCTTACTTTCTCAATAAGTGTTGCCCCATTGTAAACGGAACACTCTTTTGTCGTTTCATCTCCTAATTTCTGTTTTACAGTTACGGAGAATTTCAAAGCGGTTGGATATTTTGTCTTTAATGTAACTGCATTTGTGGCTGTGGTTGTCTGTAAGGACAGGCTTCCTTCTTTACCACCAGTTCCAAGACGGTAAAGATATACCGTGTTAGCACCTGCATCAAACAGTTTTACCGCTGCATCGATCGTTCCACTCTCCATATAAAGTGAAAGAAGATCACTCTTTGATGTGATCTTCTGAATCTCTCCAACTGGACCAAAATCTGCATGAACCGGAATACAGAAAACTCCGTTCATTGCGGATGCTACACCATTATTTGTGATCTGCTCATGTCTGCGATAAACTCCAGCTCTTTCCTTTTTCTCGCCTTTTAAAAATAATCCGGACAAGTTCTTATACCTCCTTCTTCTTAAATGTATCTACAAGTTTCTTTGCTGTGCTCTGCGTTGCTTCTTTAACACCTGCCATTGCAAATGCTGTTCGGATAATATCTTGTGATACTCCTAACACCTGTGGATTTTCTGCATATTCATCCACAGTATAAGTAACTTCTGGCACTGTTTTTGTTTCGTCTTTCTTTTCTGCCATTGTTTCCTCCTAACTTATCGTAATTGTCTTTAATTCATCGACTGTTTCAACATCTCGTAGCTTTCCGTACTGACCTCTTACCGTTACCTGTCCATCTTTTAATGGATCAAGTTTCGTGCTGTATGCCAGCTGATTTACAAAAAACGGCGATCCATCATTCATAACGAACCGCTCTCTTTCCTGTAAATCTTGCAGCAAGTTCATAACAAACTGATCAGCATTTACATCCGATCCGGAGATCACATGTACCTTGATGTTGTTTGTAAACCATGTACAAGCATATGTCGATGGGAACGTTCCTGGCTGCATAGAATCCAGTCTAGTATAAACAACCACTTCTTCATCATCCGGCTTCCAGATTTCGTCAAGTTCCGTGTTATTGATCACTGTCACGTTCCAGTTCTCATCAATGTGCTTTGCCAAAGAACCGACTGCATCCAGCGGAAGGTATGAATGTTTTGGAAAAGCATATGCATCGAATGTCAACACTGATCCACATACTTCTACATCCATTTGCCCTTCGATTGTTTCCTGAAATGATTCTGACTTTCTCCAGACAAGAGAAATCGTTGTATCTTCATCGGTCAAGAAAACTCCTTCAAACGCTTTTTTCAGGATCTTCTTCGCTTCAAGCAGGTTCTTATATCCTTGATTATTAAACAGATACGCTATTGCAATCTCCATCGTTCCAGAAACCTTACGCTCTGAATCATCTTTCAGATTCAGCCCATAGATGATACGCCCATACTGCGAACCATCCCACCTTGAATCAGAATCATCAGGTGCCTGATCCAAAAATATTGCTGGTCCATTTTTGAACGTAGCCAATCCGTTAATATTCAGGCTTTTTAAGTACTTGAAAATTATTTCTTTCATAGAGTTACCTCAAAATCTGAACCGAAGATCTTTACAATCTCCGGCTCTGCTTTCTTCTTAATTGGATCAATAAATGGTCGTTTTGCCATCTTTTTTGTGCCACCTTCCAGCCATTCAGCGTGTTTTGAATTACTTTTTATCCGGCTTGTAACTTGATCTCCTTCAATCAGAGTTTGATCATCCCAGTCCTGACGTAACTTTCCAGACTGTGGTGCTGGTGTTTCTCCCGGTGCGGATGATCTATTCGGAAGCCGTTTGTATTTCTTTCCAGAACCGCCTTTCGACAATACTTCGATCTCAATATTTCTAAGGGTGTTTGTTGCCATTGCACCCTTTCGCATCATCTCTCTTTTGATACTTTCATCAAGATTCTTTGCACATGCTTGAAATTCAGCTTCTACGCCCATATGTATCACTTCTTTCTAATACATAATAGATGGAAAACTGCCCTGTTCCAGCTGGATCTTTTGTACCCTTCACGATAAACGTACGATCATGGCACGGATCATCGCCAAGCAGTAACACATCGTTCTTACTTAGCTTAACCACTGGATGGTAAGACACAATCGTATGACTGATCGGAGTCTGGTTTTGTTTCCAGATTTCCATTGTCTTCATATCTGCTTCGGCTAGTATACCGTCTATGATCGCATCAGGGGCTTCTTTTTCATCGCCCTTTACAACCATGCCATCGTCCATGACTTCTGTATCCTGCCAGTAAACACGGAAAGACTGCATATATTGATATGGTCTACCGATTGATGTCATTTTCAAAAGCGTCCACCTCCAGGATGATTCATCATTCCAACGTAAAAATACTCTCGTTTTTCATTCTCATACGGCTTGATTCCAACACTGGAAGATGCAATTTCTTTTTTCAGATCATCATAAAGCTGTTTCCAGAAATTCATTCGATTACCAAAATTAAAAGAGACAGGGCCAACACTGTTGTCTACGTCCTGTCCGTATTTGAACATCATATGTTCTAGCAATTTCAGTTTTGCCATCTTAAAATTGTCTGGATACTGCTCTAATACAGCTGTGATCTCTTCATCGGAAAGTGCAGCTGACATTTCATCTTTGGATACATCAGTATCCGCCAATTCAAACCGCATTTTCATAACATCATCGGAATTGATATCTTCTGGAAAATAGTTATACGTCATTCTCCTCGCCACCTTCCGGCTGTTCTGCTGGTTCTTCGGTTTCTTCTACTGCTTCTGATTCCTGATTAATATCAGTATCAACGGAAAGATCAGCAAGTCTTGTTTCAACTGCTGCCTTAATTCCTTTTCTGGAATCAATCTCATGTAACAGCTGTAAGATCGGTGTATCTTCCTCTGTCATGGTCGCAATCTCAATTTTTGCCTCTTCTATTGTTTTCTGAATTGTGACAAAGAACTGTAATAACTGCTGTGCGTTCACTGCAAGCTCGTGCTTAGATTGTAATAAAGGAATTGATAAAGTGTTAGGGTTAACATTCAAATCCTCTGCATACGCTCCATTTACGCTCGCTACTTCTGCAATGTGTCCAGACTTCTTTAAAAAGAGAGATCGTCGTTCATCTACGACACCCTCTGGAATAGTCTCTCCGGCCTTATACTGCCTGCCGCCAAAATTAACTGGCTTTAATGCAACATAATTCATACTAGGCACCTCCTACTCAGCTACACATCCTGTTAAGAATGTTGCGAGATCATCGGAAGTTTTCTTCATATCAGTTGCCATAAGTCCTTCGATGAACTCTGTATGTGTTCCACCTTCTCCGTCATACTGTGATGTAGCCATCCACTGTCCGTTGCCTAACATATCCCATGTATAGATATAACCGGCAGATGGTTCTTCCAGAGATACCTCTTTTGGTGCATAAGTCATTAATGCACTGCTGTCGTCAAAAACAAACTTCATATCGGCTTTCTGACCGATCTCTGCTGCATTATATGTTGAATATAATACTTTAACCTCTTCAAATCCAAGGATCGCTGCAATTACCTGTTCGTCTACAAGTGCTGGGTTTGGTGTTGATCCTGAACCAACAACTCGATCTAAGAACTGTGGATGATTCTTGATCGCTTTAAATGTCTTATATCCTAAGCATAATTTGTTTGGTAATCTACGTCCGTTTAAAAGCATTTCCTGTTTCATATCGTCAAACGCACCTACGATATCAGCGTTAGCATCATCAAAACGTACAAACTGCTTAGATGTTGAAGCTGTTGTTTCTCCTGTCTTAACATTTCCCCATGCATCAGCATTGAAAAACTTGTTTGCAAAGATCATATCAAGATGCAAATTCATCTGCTCTGAAATCTGTCTTACCTTTGCACGTCTTGGATCAATCGTCGCTGGTGCTCCTGTTCTCTGGTAATCAAGAGATGTGATATTGTCTACTCCAACGATAACCTGATCTACCTCGCATTTGTAAGTACCGTCTGAATGAGAGAATACAGCTGGTTCTACTTTGCCGAACTTAGGCTTTCTTCTTACCTGATCTTTTGCAATCTCTTCCTTGTTGAAAATATAGTAATTTCCTGTACTTGCCTGCACTGGAAGAATCGGGAAGATACTTGGTGCAACGTTCATTCCCGGTGCCTGAAAATAGCTCATTGCCATATTTGTTAAGTAATAGTTAGGTTTCCATCCTTTCGCAATATCAACTGCGATTGCTGCTGCGTTATTATGTCCTGTGCTCATTTATTCTATTCCTCCTTTATTTACGCTTCATATCCAGCATGGATGATCGCAACTTTTACGATGTCTCCTTTTGCTGTCGCTGGTGTCAGTGCAATAGCTAAGATGTACTGCCCTGTTGTTGCCTTCTGGCATAATCCCTCTGCATCTACAGCAAGGAAATCTCCAGAATCAAACGCTGCACCAGCGGTCCACATACCCTGATTTCTGATCTGAACAGTAATATCATCGCCTTTGGCTACTGTCTCATTTTCAAGGATCACAATTCCTGTTGCTTTCTTTCCAGCTTCAGGAAGTTTTGCTCCATCTTTTGTTAATAAGACTGCTGCAGCTGTTTTAAGATTTTCTCCAGCTGTAGCAACAATCACTGGGCTAGCATTGATCGGATTGTATTCATATGTTCTGTTTGCCATCTTCTCTGTACCTCCTTTCCTATTTGTCGAACATTGCTCTTAATTCAGGATCATTCTGCATGACGATATCCTGTGCCTGTGCATCCGTTAAGTTCGGCATAGATTTCTTGATCTCTGCTACCTTTGCATTCATCTTTGCAGCACCTTCTGTATCGTTGTTTCCTGTGTGAGCTCCACCAGACTTACCAATTTCCTCAAATAACCCTGATTTCTGGATCACTGCAAGGTTGTTATCCATGGATGCAATGAAATTGTTGTAAGCTTCATCGGATGTTTCCTTCATGGATTTCAGAACTGGCACTAAGTCCTCCGCTTTTGTCCCTAATAGTTCATACTTCTTAGCAACTTCTTCTAAGGACTTCTGTTCTGCTTCCTCTGCTCTCTTCTGGATCGGTTCCATGATCTTTGCCATCATGTCAGAAAAGTTCTTAGTAACATCTTCCATGGCGTTACTCATTGCTTTGTTAACTGCTTCCTGGATCTGATCTTCTCCAGCTCCGGAATTAAATCTTTTTTCAGTACTCTCTTTGCTTGCATCAGCCTGTAATGCTTTTAATGCTTCTTTCTTTTCTTCCTCTGTCATATTTGAAATATCAAATGCCATTTCATTCTCCTTTTCTTCTTTTTCTTTGTTAATAGTTTCAGGATCGCAAGATTTCTCAATTACCTCTTGCATTTTTGCGATCTCAAAATCATCCGCAACAACAGTATCTTCTTTGTCTGTTGCTGCACGTTCTAATTTGATCCAAGACTTGGATGCATCATCCGAAAATGCCTTAAACTGATCAATGCTCTGTGCGATTGCTGCCTGTTTATCCTTACACTCTTTATCGAGTAAGATTGACACAATCGACTGCTCCAGAGAGTTGCAGGCATTCCAGATCTGGTCCCTCACGTCGTAGATCTTCTTTTCATTCATTACATCATCAAATGATGTTGCTTCATCTTCCATGGACTTTCTGACATCTTCTGAATTTACTCCTAAGCTGTCACAAAACGCATTAAAGAATCGCTTGAAAAAGTTTCCCTTCGGCTCTTCTGCACCTCCTCTCTTTTTAATCAGGATATTTGCTTTCTGATCTGCTCCGATGTCTACTGCATCAATCTTTTTTACTTCCAGATCTTCCAGCTTTGTCTTTCCTTTTGTTTTCATGTTTCCTCCTTTCTAACGACACTTTTTCGAGTTTTAAACACGAAAATTGCATTTTCTAATGCGTTTATTGCGTTTTCAATGCATTTTATTGCGTTTCAAAAACGTAAAGTGCAATTTCAAACATAAAAATAGACCAATTTGCATTTTTGCAAAATGGTCCTTAGTTGAACTAATTTATTGATCTATCGTTTTTTTAGTTGAACTATTTAACTTTTTCTTGAACTAAATTTTAGATTTAACTTAATTTTTAACTAATTTAAAACTAAATTTCAGTTTTTTCTTTCAGATTTCACTTCCTCAATGATCTTCTGAATTTTTCTTTTATAGTTCTTATTCCCTGTCAGCCTTATGTGGCTTTCCAAAGTCCTTAGATTTCTGGATGTTGGAACTCGTCTACGCTCCACATTCTTCTTAATTGCGATCGCAACTCTTTTATTCCTACAGTGCGTATGATGCAGATCAAAGCAATCAGGATTGTAAACGATCCATTCATCTTGTCGGTGTGATTTCTTAATCTTAAGAATGCGATCATCTCCTAGTTAATTCCTTGCCATGCCTGTTGCAGCAAAAATCCTAACAGTTCCCAGATCTTGTTTTTGATACTTCCCATGCAAATATCTTTGCCGATCTTTTCATCGTAATTCTTTGGATCAACACACGAAGATGATTCCACGATATCAAAACCATTTCGAAGTACACAACGAACAACTGTTGTTGTCTCTCCCATCGTGATTGTTTCCGTAGATGCAATAAAATCATCGACCATCTCTGGACCAATACTTACTCCAGACGGAAGATTTTTATTATCATCCACTTTCATATATGCTTTTTCGAAAACGTCCTTTGGAGACCAAGATTCGTACCCATCTGGATAGACAACCTTATACCCTGTGATCTCCTTTGTAACTGGGTTCCTCTCTGGTTCTGCCTGAATCAACTTAGCACCGATATATTTATCCATTATTCTTCCTCCTCAACTTCAATACGTTTCGCTTTGCCCTCAATACTGAACATCGTATAAGTTCCGTCTTTGATCTTTGCCCATACTTCATCGTCTGTGATATGGAATCCAACCCACCAGCCCTCTGGCAACGTACCTTCCTCTATACCGATAGTTTTCATCTTTTCCTTAGTGAATATAATACTCTCGATTAAAACGCCTGCACCGCCTCGCTCGTGCATCTCTCCGGCTTCACGATAGAACTCTACATAGGTATATGCTGTCTGTTCTAGTTCTTCCGGATCAATTAAATCGTTCTGGCGGTCAACCAGCTGATTTCCATTCTCATCGACTGCAATCTTAGCCCATCCAAAGACGTACTGCTTTTCTTCGTCCTTCTTAGTAATATCTACTCGATTCAAGGACTTTCGTATACTGTCCTGTGTCTGTGCTGGGGATCGTATATAATCGTTAAAATATCTCATGCTTCCTCCTTCTTATACAGCCGATCAAAGTCATTCTTACGAACTACATTCAACCGACCGACTGAATCTTTTACAACGTAGTCTCCTATTCTTGCAACAAGTCTGCCGCCTTTATATCTCCGTGCATTAAAATAGACCGTGCATCCTATAACGGCTATTGCTCTGTCTTTCTGTACACGATCTATCATAATTTCTTCGGTATTCATTTTCTTTGTGAACCAGTCAGGGGCGATCATATCAATATCAGGTGTGATCTGCACTGCCTGAACTGTCTGCTCTATTGCTTTGTACTTCATCATTCTTCTTTCTTTGCATATCGTCCAGTTCCATTTGCATAATGGATTCCGTCACAGATTTTCATAGTTACTTCTAACATCCCTAAAGGTTCAAACTGCCTACGAATATTTCTCGGAATTGTCTTATCCTTTAACCATTCATGCATATCGTCCAGTAATTCAAACCATTCTTGTTCGTGTTCTGATACATCCATATCTTGTTTCATTAGCTGATCGAATCTTTCTTTTAATTCAAGATGTTTTTCCATTTTCTAAAGCCTCCATCCAGTGCGATACCTTCTGATAATCTTCAATATTTCCTGATAACATCATTTTATCATAGATCATATTATTCAGCCAGTCATACCTATCTGGTAACGGAACAGAAATAAGCTTCATTGCAAAATCATAATCATTTTTAAATAACCCAGCAACTTTATTTATATTTCTTAAAGCTTCCGTCATATGATCGTACTGTGATTCAAGAATTTGTATATTCTCTTTCTTGCTAATCTCCTGTGCTGCAAACTGTACCGAACCCTCTTCCATGTTCTCATACTGTTTATACATTTTACGATCATATTTTGTAACGGATCTAGCGTGTAACTGTTCATGTAACAAAATATGTGGGGCTGTTTCATGTCTGGTTATAATATCTCCGTTCCACTGGATACCATAAACACCAGAATCATCATCAACTACGACCTTTCCACTCCATGAGCTTTCAAGATCAAGATGTTTGTCTGCAATCTCTGACATTTTATTAGCATGAGTCTCTATTTCCTCTGTGCTGTACTCTCGCAGTTCATCTTCTTCTGTTTCATACGCTGCGGTCATAGATTTTGAATTGACATACATAACACTGCATTTACACCTCGGATGAAGCGGAGGAAGTAGCTTACCTGGGGCAAATTCTTCGTCCATTCCAACCACTTTTCCGTTCAGTTCTCTACATGTGCTGCATGTATTCTCACTATCCGTTGCGGACCATTTTTTGTCCTGTGGTGGTAATATACCCTGATCGACAAGATTCTTTGTATGCTGTTGTCGCCCATACTCATAGGCAAATGCTCTTTCGGTCTGTGCGATCGTCTTTGCTCTTTCTCTGAGCTGACGTTCTGCATACTTCATCTGCTTGTCTCTTGCCATCTGTTCAATCTTTTCTGGCTTTGTTCTTGGGTGTTTCTTCTCCAACTCTGCCTTGATCGTCTCATAATACTTCATAGCTGCCTGAGTCTGTGGCTTTGTTAAACCAATACAGGGACGGATAAACCTTGCAAGCTCATCTGTTCCCATATGTTTTCTTATTCCGATATCGATCATTGACTGAATTGCATCTTTCTGTACTCTTGTACAATTCGTTACAAGCTCAGCTGTGTGATTTTCCAACCAATCAGATACAGCCCAATGATCTGCATCAAATTTATATCCAATGTCTATTCCTTTGTGCTGGTTTTGATTTTTAGCACCAGCTTTCATTGCTTTAACCATCTCTGGTGCAATCTTATCATGAACCAGTTTTGAATAATCCTGTTGCCATTCTTCTACAGATTTCTTGGAGATCACACCAGCCTGAATAGCTTCTCTGATCTCTTTAAATGTAAAAACCGTCTGCTGATCCTTCCAATACCTGACCAGCAAGCGTGTTAATTCTGGACTGCTGCTATTAAGAAACCTCTCTAATGCTTCTTTCACATCACTTGGCTTCATCGATCCACGCTTCTTAACCTTTCGGAATAGGAACATATAATCAGCTCCTTCCTAAACGTTTTTTGGCTTCTTGTACCTTTCCAGCATCTTCGGCAACGTCTTGATTGTCCTCTGGATGTACATTATTTCCATTTCCCTGTGATCCAAGATCATTTGTCTGCTGATCTTCTCTATCAGGATCAATGAATCTTTCATCGTCAGCTACCTTTGGCGGCAAATTGGCGGCTTCTCGAACATATGTTTCCAATTCGTCGTCTGGGATCAATACACCAGTGCCAACCATCGTCTGGATGTACTGTGCTAATTTGTTCATGTCGATCTTTTCAATATCTCCGTGAACCATCTTCGGGTAGTCTGTGATCCCCTTGAAATGTTCTCCGTTTAGATCAATCAATCTTGGGATCGCTTGGTTATTAAACGCTTCACAGATAATGTCAAGGTATGATCCAATCGCTACAGCAAATAACTCTGTCTTATCATCGGACAATGCAAATGATCCAGTGTGTTCATGCCCCAACAGAATAAAATCCGCAAGCGTTGTCATTGCTATGCGGCTATCATAACGAGTTATGATCTCGTTCGTATCAATCTGTCTGCTTCCACCTGTGGAAACAAGCTCGAACTTAAATCCCGGTGGTAACACGATTCCAGCACTTTTGTCTTGTCGGACATTCTTTACCAGGCTATTTGCCCATGCTAACAATCTTGAACCTTCGGGATCATCTGGATTATACAAGTCAACACCTTCTGGCGGTGTGATCATAGGTATACCGGCAAGATCTCTTTCAATCCCGATCCCTTCAAATTCCTGAATACCTTTCTTAAAGTACCAGGAACGATAAGCATTTCTTAATATGCTTCGTCCCTCCGGATTCCCTTTTCTGGATCTGGTCCTGAAATGAATCGCCTTTTCAAGTGGGATTGTATAAAGTCCAAAGTTTGGCGGTGGCATTTGCGTCATACCAATAAGATTGTCTTCATCGTCATACTCCCACTGATACAAAGAATCCTGTGATCGGATAGGAAGCTTTCTCCATCCGATTAAACCATCATCATATTTGCTGTTCGTCTTAGGGTTCCCTGTTCTTCCAGACCGCCTCTTATATACGATCTCGTGATACGACCAACCATACACCAGAAATGATAAGATTTCCGATACTGTGTCGGTCCATGTGTTCTGCATATCATCCATACAGCTTTCTACGAACTCTGCTGCCTCTAAATCCTTTTGATCGTCTCCCTGTGGCTCTACGGAAAACTGTGCCTGTCTAAGCAATGTGTCTAACGCAAATATGATCGCTCCGATCACATCGTCATTGCTTTCCATTTCTGTATATACCTTTACTCCTCGTTGACCTCTCAACTCTGGAAGAAATTCTTCGTAAAAACTACCACCCCACCGGTTTTGACCGATGCGACCTATTTCATCATACAATGTTGTTCCTCCTTTCTGTCCTATGTCCAGTAACTATCCTTTGTGGCTGGTCCACTGCTTGGTGCTGTGATCGTATTACCTGATTCTAATTCTGTAAACGCTGAGCTAGATGCGTCTACCATATCTTTAAATTTTGACTGTGGAAAATTTTCGCACTCATTAAAGTATTCTTCATTCCAAGGTGCTACTAATATATCAACATTTCCTTTATCCATGCCTTCAAGTCCTAACCACTGTGCCGAAAATGGTTCCGCTCTCGTAATCTTATCTCCGGATTCAGGAATACACTTAACAATGAACCCAGCCAAGAATTTTAAAAAACTCTGTGCTTGTGCTTTTCCAGCCTGTCCAGGATCCTGTGGAAGTCTTGTAACTACTCTTCCGTATTTTGTTCTATCCGATATGCAAGTCTGTCTTATTATCTCTCGAACATCTGACGAGCTTAATCGACGATTAATAACATCAGCAACAATATATCGTCCATTTTTTCTCTTGCCAATCAGTACACTTGCTGTATATGCTGGATCTCCATTTTCGTCTTCGGATGTAGCTGCAAGATCCCAAGCTCTTGCCCACTTTATAACATCTAATGGCATTTCTTCTAGCATATTTGCTTTTTCTCGCTTGAACATTAAGCCGGCGGCAGCTTTAATCTTCCAGTTTCCATATAGCAAGCGTTCTCTTTGTACTAGAGCCATCGCTTGTAAATTGGCTAAGTACCCTGGGTCATTCTTCATCAGAATTTTATTATCATGTAGTGTGCTTGAAATAAACGTTACGCTCTTTGGCATAGTCTCTGCCTGCTTCTGCTTGACTCCATTTTCAATTGCCCCTTGTACAGCCTCTTCCCTACTATCAAACCATGTAACAGCTTCATTTATTCGTACCATCCATCGAATTACTCCTGATCTTTCTGATATTGGATAACCTGTTTCCTGATCTATCCACCAAGAAATAAAATCAGCTACCCAGGAATCCGCATCTGGATTGCAAGTAGCTCGTACATATGGTTTTATTCCAGAATCTGTACGGTTTCTTGATAGCATATAAAAAAACTGATACTCGCTAAAATGTGTCAGCTCATCAAACCCTATCATCGTAAGCTGCGAACCTTGCCAGTTATCACAATCTTCATCACGTCCTAGGTGTGCAAAATTAACCGATGCTCCTTTTCTGAATACCCAATGTAATTTAGGTGTCTTTAACGAACTTGCACCTTTCACATAGCGATAAATCTTTCTTGAACTATCCCATAGCCCTCCTGGAGATGTTACCTGGGTGTAATCACGTCGAAAGATCGTTGCGTTGTAATCAGAATTATTCATATGTCTAAGAGGTTCTAAAAGTAATCCGTATGTTTTACCACCACCAGCAGCTCCGCCATAAATACAAATATCAGCGGATGTTGCAAGGAATTTTTCTTGAGGCCCTTCCTGTGGTTTAATAATAATTTTTTCATGTTTCATTATTATCACGTCCATTCTCTGGCAAATATATTTGTACATCATTCTCTTCTGTTCCATCAATAATAGGATCTGGCTTATCTTGCCATCTATCTCTTTGTCTGTTTTTCAGCCAAAAGCACTGAGCTCCCACACTTGGTTGTACGTGCTTAATAGTTTTTTCAACACGTATTGGTTTGACGCTCCCATCCGTGTTGTATTCTACAATTTTCTTTTCCTCTGTGTATTCATAACCAGTAGCCATCTTATATAAACTTCTGATTACCTTTGCATCTGATACTCCTTTTCCTTCAGACAATGCCTTACCAAAAGATTCGTGATCTTTAGCCCAGCGGAGTATGGTTCGCTCCGAAATATTCATTGCTTCTGCAATTTCTTTATTTGTTGCACCCATAGCAGCCAAAGACCAAGCCCAGTCGTCATGATAAGCGGCATTGTACTTTGTCCTTGCTGCCATACATTATTTGCCACTAAGGTAGTCAGCACATAAAAACTCGATAAGCTGCCACCTATTCTTACTTGTAATAGTCCCTTTTTTCTCCGCTTTTTTAATTGCCTGTTGAATAACATTTGCTGCTTCTCCTGGTATAGCGTTACTACCGAAAAGCTTTGCTAAATATGTCCATTCTTCGTTTTCATCGTATCCGACATTATCCATTTTTTCGTTTACACTTTGCACCATCGAATGAATTGCAGCACCTACATTTCGAATATCAGAAAACTTTTGATACTTACTTAGTGTTTCTGTAAATTCCTTACATTGTTCATAAGTAGCTACTCCAATAATCTCCGGTGCCGTTGTTTCCAAATTCTTGATCAATGCATCAAGATCTTTTATTTGATGTGGCAAGAAAGAAAATACAACTGTCTTAAAATCAAACTCTATTGCTGGAGAAGCCATTTTATCATATTCTTCTAACGGCTCTTCCAGGATATCCTTACTGATAAAGCTTTCAATCATATCATCTACATCATCAATCATTTTTACAATTTCTCTTAATGTGCTATCATCATCAAATCCTGAAATTGCATTATGTGCCAACTGCTTTGCAGCAATTTTACTTCTTGTAAGACCACTGACATCTAATATTGCAATGATTTCCTTCATTCCAGCTGCTCTAGCACTTTTAACTCTATGATGTCCAGAAATGATCTCAATCTGATTTTCAACTAAACAAAAAAACGGAAGACTTTCTAACTGTCCTCTGTTCTTAATATTTGCAGTTAACTGATCTTGCATTTCATTTTTCATGATCCTTGCATTGATATCTTGTTCCTTAACTTTATCAAGAGGAACTTTCGCAATAATCAATCCTGAACCCATATCGTAGATCATTTCATATTTTTTGCTCTGTTCTTCTGCCATTGTCTTTCCCTCCTCAACCATTCTTTCAGCGTTTCCTCTTCTGTTCGATCTGTTATTTCCGCTTCATAAGTCAGCTTAAACCCATTATTTTTATCAGTCTGCCTATTCACTAATTTCATAATTCCTCTGACTTCTTTGTTCTCTGGATATTTCGTAAGCATTGCTGTCCGTACTTTTGTAACTTTCTCTCTTTCCAGATCGTCAAGAATTGTATTTGTAAAATTCTGATTTTGTGCCAGCATATACAATAGTCTACCAAGCCTATACGTCATGTGTGGAACCTTCATAACGTACCATATGAATAAAGATGTAGCTTGCATTTTTGAAATTCCAAATACACCAGCTATCATTCCATCGATCAGAACAGCTCTATTGAATGTCGCAGACGATCCGACAAAGTTATGTGTCCAAAGCTGTCTGTAATACTGAGCTTCCGCAGATTTAATTGAAATAATCTGTATTTTGCTATTTTCCGTTATTTCGTAATCTCTGGGCAACATACTGCATTCCAAGGGCTCTAGTTTACTTTCAGAAGGACGTTTTATCTTCTTCCCACTAGCAAGCATCGTTGCCTCTTCTTCTCTATTCGTTGTTATATATGCATTTAAATCTGCTCTTGTACTTGATCTTGCATATATCGTATACCCAACAGCTTCTCCAGGCTTCTTTTCCTGATAACAAATTACTAATGCTTTACGTCCCATGCACATATCATAGAACTTCTTATGTCCAGTCTCCGGATCAAACAATTCATACTCCGGTTCTTTCCATACCATTTTCCCTTGCGTATCATAATATTTCTCATAACCTGAAAAATAAGTCGGTGGATTTGCGATCACTATTGCATGTGGATCATCCAAGACCTCATCAAGATGTTTCCACATATCCATAGGGCGATAGCTCATACCATGCAATAGATTTTTTGTTGTTTCTATCTGCTGATTTATGCTTGCGATATGTTCTTCTCTTCTCAACTTAAGATCCATCAAAATATTATAGAAATATTCATTTCCAGCATTTTTTGACGTTCTTAAATATAACTGAGCATATAGTGCTGTAGCTGGATCAAGAAGTTCTTCATCCGTAAACCCTTGTGCGTGAATTTCTAATGGTTCTAACGATTGTTCCGTTATAGCATATCCAAGAACAGACGGCATCATTGCCACATCGCTACACTCTATTTGACTCGGTTTAAAGCCATTCTGTACCGCTAGATTTGACATTGCAAATGTTCCAGCACATGGCTCTACAAATCGTGTGTAGCCATTCTTTGCAGCTGTTTCAATCAGCTTTACCAGAAACTTTTGCTCAGATGTTCCCAAACATCCCAAGAACATTGCACCTGGGTCCATAAAAAATGCCATTGTTTTTTCTCCTTCCTTGTTTTTGGACATAAAAATAAGGCATTGCACCCATTTCTGAATACAATGCCGTTGTTTTTGGACCGGAATCCTGAAATGAACCAGGATCTCTTTCATGGACTGAAAGTATGTTACTTTACACCAATTCCGGATATTATATTAAATCCCTGTTGCTCCCAACATGTCAAACAAGTTCATTTGTTCAAATCCTTCGTTTGTTTCTTTTACTTTTTCAACAGGTTTCTTATCTTCTTTTGTTTTTCTCTTTCCTTTTGGCGGTTTCGGATCATATAATTCTTCGATTATTTCTCCTGTTTTTTCTGCCCACCACTGAGCAAATACAGTTCTATGACACCAATCTGACGGTATTCTTATGTCTTCAAAACATAAAAGCACTAATTCTTTACCCTCTGATCTAGCTCTTTCTTCAAGCTTTTCTACCATGTCAATAATTCTATTGTTTCCAATATCAGCTAATTTTTTATAATACGCTGGAGTAAATCTTTCCAGATCCATACTTAGCATATAACCTTTCGGTGCTAGAGAATAACACTGCTCCCTTACCTTGTATCCTAAAGGAAATCTCGGTTTACCAATACTGATTCCTACTGGATAATACTTTTTGTCGTTTAATAGCTCCTTGTTACTATATCTGCTTGTCCAAATTGCCATTTTGCCACTCCTTTTCTCTAATTAATTGTGTGTTTTTATATAATATATTATACTATATATACTCTCTTGTGTACACTGAAATAAAAAGATTTAACCGATTGTTTATATTTCCTCATTCAGAAAAAATATAAACAACTGGCTCTTTTTAGGGGTGACATATGGTTTATTAACTGATACCATATTAACACGTACATTTTCTACAAGTCTACCTACTTTTTTTCTACCTACCTTTTTTCTACGATAAATAGTTCAAAATTTTTATATCCCAAGTAAGTAAACTGCTACGATTTTACACGCTATTCCAATATCTTTATATACTGTTTTGTCACTCACTTTTTCTACTTTCGCAATTTCCTGTACAGTGTACTTTTTCTCATCGAGATATAGCATACTTAATTCTCTGTATCTTCTTTTCGCTTCGTCACTTCCTGTCAGTTCGCATTCATTTTTATACATTTCAGTTGCTTTTTCAATGCGATACACACAATATCTATCCTCTTGCCTACGTCTTTCCATGTCTTTAATTGTCTTATCAGATTTTCCAGCCACCTCTCTTGCATTTCCCATGAGATCTTCAATGAACTTCCATCTCAATTCCGTTTTCTCTTCTTCTGTAAACTCTTCTTCATCTTCCAATGTTGCCTTGATGCGTCTATATGAACTAAGCATTTTTTTAGTCTGCTTTACTTTATCCGCATCTCTGGCTCTTTTTCTTTCATCTTTCTGTCTTTCTTTTCTATGTACTTTTAATGCTTCTTTAGCACCTATTGCAGCAATCTCATTAATTTGCTCTTGTGTAAGTACATACATTGTTGCTCTTTGATTTACTTCTTTTTTTAACTGTTTTGTTCCCATTTGCCGCCTCCTTGACTTTATATACCCTATGAGCTATAATTTCATTATCTATTTTGGTCGTTTCTTAGGAAGCGGCTTTTTTATTTATTCATCCCACTGCAATTTCTGACCGCAATCAGGACAGTATTTCGTTTTTCTTTCGATTGGAATGTCATGGTATCCATCCCCAAGGTCTCTTGAGAACTCATATCCGCATACACACTTTGTATCCTCCCATTGTTTGAACTTAATCTTGTGTGGCTTCTGTTTTTCTCGTGCCTCTCTGCACTCTTTAGGTGTTCCTAATGTTTTATAATACTCCAACAAAGAATAATCCACCTGATCACTCTTACTATCTTTCATTGCTTTGACTTCCTCTGGTGTCAATTCTGTATCTTCATAACGTGCCAGATCATACATTGCCTTATTGATAAGGTTCTTATTTCTGATAACTGCTACTCCGCAGCTGTATTCTGTTAATCTCTCCATATTCCTTCCTCCGTTTCATTTAACTTCTTAATATTTACTAAATTATTAAACCTATGTAACGTCCCATCAATGACGTATTTTTCTATTTCTTCATACAAGGCATTTATTGTTGTATCTGCCATTTCTTGAAAGTTGCATCCTAGTGACAAATCTTCTAATTTGCATATCTCACAACAACCATGTATATTACAATAGTTATACAATTCTGTTATTTTTTCTGCTCTTGTCATATTATTTTCACTCCGTTATTTGATAAAAACAATCCACCTTGTTTTACCTCTCCGATCTCCTAACAATGGTTTACGATCAAATTGTTCTAATACTTTTTTCAATGGTATCTGATCTTCATTCCACTTAAATACGAGTAATCCGTCAGGTTCTAATACTCTCATACATTCATTGAATCCCTGTTTCAGATATGTTGGCCAATCTTTCGGAAGTATTCCATATTTCTTAGCCAACCAGCTTCCAGTTCCAGCATGTGCTAAATGAGGTGGATCAAATACGACTACCTTGAAGCTATTATCTTCGTACTCCATGTTACGAAAATCCATTCTTATGTCTGGCTTGATAAGTAAATGCCTTCCATCACACAATGTAGTTTCAAGCTCTCTGTTGTCTTGATATAGCACTTCTGGATTCTTTTTGTCAAAGTAAAACATTCTGCTGCCGCAACATGCATCAAGTATCCTTTTTTTTGCCGGATCTCTTTTAAAAACTATTCTGAAGCACGCATCAAGTCCAACTTCTGGCATATATGCAAAGCTGTAGGGGTATTTATTACATTCAACATAACATTCACAAGCATTGCATCTTTTTGTCTTGCAAAATTCAATTAACGCTTCCGCTTTTTCTTCTCTTGTCATAGAGCCTCCTCGTACATATCAAAATCTACACATAATTCACATTCGAGTGTAGAATATTTATGTCTGCAATTTCTACATTCTTGATATAAATTTTCTTCCTCCCATTTTTCAGTGTAATATCTTCTGTTTTTTTTACGTTGATTATAAATAGTTAGTGATCTTAATTTTTCGCAGTTGTCGAAATTTTTCTTTAACATTCCCCAAATTTTCTTGTCGTGCCTTTTCTTAAGTCTAGCTCCTTTATACGTTCTTCCTGCTGTTATTAGCTTGTCTCTTTCCTTCTTTGCCTGTCGCTTATTCATTTACTCCTCCATTTCATGTAACAGTTCATCATAGCGTGCTTGAATATCACAATATTCGTCCTTGTAATAATCCAGATCGCTTTTTATCTCTTTTATTTCATCTGGTGTTAGACCTGTTTCTCTGTATTCCAAAAGCTCTTTTAACGCCAGCACTGTTACTTTGTCCAACATCACTGTCAGATTAGACTCATGATCATTCAGAGCATTTCTAACAAAGTTTACATTTACTTCAACCATGTCATTCCTCCACTGGTATAAACTCTCCTATTAGTCTCCATTCCCATCCGCATACATCATCGTAAATAAGAAACCATGTGCTTACGTCTTCGTTCCGAACGACATACACTGTATAAATCTGCCCTGTTGCTTTTTCCTTTACTTTAAACATTGCCACCTCATCCTTCTTTTGCTCTGAGCATGCAAAATAACAATTCCACTAAGCTTTTTCGCCTTAATGCCTTACCGCATTTTTTCATAATAACTAAATGCCATCCATCCGTTGTGCTTCTATCCGTTATTTTCTTATCAGACTTATCATTTTTCCAACATTCTCTAGGCATGGCTACCATAATTCCATAACGATTATAAGACTCTGGATGATTTTCTTTTATGTATCTGTCCAACTTTCCCGATTGAATGTCTGGCAATAGATCCTCATAACACTGCATTGTTGTTACTATGTAATTTTTCTCGCCTAAAAAATTTAGTCCATTTCCGCTGTAAACATCTTCTTTGCAGCTTTTTATCTCATAGCATATGAAAATTCCTTTTTCCAGGGACGATATACTGCACTGTCCGTCTGGTATATACTGCATAAAATCAATTCTTTTTGTCTTAGCTTTTGATGATCCGTAATCTACGACTACTTCTTTCGCCCAATACATTCCCATACCGCATAATTTTTCTTCATATAACAGATTTCCTAGAAATTCTGTTATCGTCTTTCTGTTGCTCATAGATTATCCCTCTCTTTCGCTGCCTGACATAATGCCATTACTGTTGCTCCAGCTACTGATCCGATAAATAATCCGCTTAAAAATCCAATGATCATAGATTAACCCTCCACCATATTTTCAAACCTGTATCTTTGCTTTGCATCTGGATATTTTTCGTGATCTACTTCACTCATAAACATTTCTAATGGTCTTGCATAGATTCTTTGCATTTCTTTTGTAGCAGCATATACTACAAGCAATTCATTTGTCTCTGTATGGCGAGCAATATTAAGGACAACATATAAGTTCCCTTTAAAGTGTTTGTACACTTCGTAAGGTTTCGGCATGTGTCGTCCATTTAACGTCTTTGCTACACTCTCTATTTTTTCTATTGTCTTTCCCATGTTCTGTAACCTCCTTTATTCCACCTTGTTAGTCGTCACTCCACATATTTAATAAGCCGTCAATGTCTCTTTCTAATTCGCAATAATCATCTTCGATTTTGCTTCTTAAAATTTCATATAAAGCATTTATACTTGTTAAACACAACATATTTTCTTGATATATTACATAATTTGGTGTTATTCCATCATCTTTGTACAGACAATCAAATGCGATAACGTATATTGCATCTACCTCATTTATATCTATACATTCTTTTGATTCCTCTTTGTCTCTATATACTTTTCTAAAAATCTTTTCACAAAATCTTACTAAGATTGCTGCTATCTCTTCGTCGTTTATACAATTATCGCTGATTCTTTCTGGATGGCTCATAATTGTACAAATGATTGCCTTTTTAACTGCATCCTTGAATTGTGTCTTTGTAATCACGTTCCCACTCCTTTAGATTCTAATTACCCTATGTCCTCTGTCACACTGGTTCAGGATTTTATCTAACGCTTCTTTTGCTTCTTGCTTTGTTTTATATTCCTTAATAGCGTATTGATCTCCATTTAATAATTCACAGTTAACAGCATATCTGTGTTGCCCTGTGGTAATAACTGCACGTTCTGGTGTCTCTACGCTAAGAAATACAGTTGCGATATTATCGAAATTTATTATTTCTTCATTTTCTGTTAATATCAGCATCTTCTTCCTCACTTTCAAATTCTTCGATTTCTTTCCATGCTACGACTGGTGCTGTAAAGTTTGTATCTACATCGGTAAAAATTGGACCATTGCCAAATTCGCTGTAAAATCCAAAGCCACAGTCTTTTTTATACTGCAATATTGTAGGTCGTGTTTCTTTACCCTCTTGTACTACATGGAAATATGCCCTTTTTCGAAGTTCTACGTCTGGCAGATCATTAGGATTCTTTCTTAGATCATGCCATCGGTATTTTTCTTTATATTCTCTTAGCTCTTTCAGTTCTTCCAACCACTTCGCAAGTTGTTTATAACTTTTTGCTTCTTCAAAATAAAAATTTGCTTCATCGTCATTAAGGTTTCCCATTTGAACCATTCCATGATGGTACTTTGTTTTTGTCATATTATTTGCAAATATGATAGTTTCTTCTAAATTCATAAGCGGCACCACCTTTCAAATTCTGGGCTAAGAATATCGTCTTTTGTAAATCCGCCCTCTTTTTCTACTTCTTCAATTTGTTTTTCAGATAGCCCGAAAATATTAATCAGCACCCAACACTGTTCGTTCATATGACCTCTGTTATCAAAGCTCGTAGGATCTTCGTGATATTTAATACAACTTTTTGCATATCGTATCTGATATTTAATTCTTTCTTCGTTCCAAGTTTTTAAGATATTACTGTTAATCATTTGCTTACATACCTCCTAGTTACTGTGTTCATCTATTAATACCAGCTTTTTCACGTGCGAACATCTAAATATCCAGCTATTAGAATCTCTGGAAGATTTCGTTTCTGTGGTAAAATAACGCTTATCTGGGAAATACAAATTCGGGTTATTTTTAAACTTTTCGTCTCTTGTCTTATACAGGTATCCTTCTTCTACTCTTCCATTGTCTAATGTGATTCTGACATGCTTCCCTAAGTATTTTTCTAACTCTGATCGCTTCATACTTTCTCCTTATTACTCAAATTTTCTTTATATAATTCTTCTAAATTAAATTCAAACTCTTTTGTCTGTTCTTTTTCTGTCGCAAGCCGCTATATCTTAACAAAATTGAAACCAAACTCCACACTCGAATACCTACTAAACTGCAAGTCAATTTTAGCCTTTGAAGCTGCTTTTACCAGCTGATTTGTACCGATTGGTTCTTCCTCTTCTAACAAATACCGAAATATTTTTGTATACGCAAAGGCTAATGCTCTGATTGATTCTTTATTCAGAAATTCAATTTCTTCTGGTTCTTCTGAAGCCATTTTATTTTCTTTCTTTATTTCCTTAAAGTTTCTCTTTATGTCATCTTTCAGCCATTTTTTCAGCTCTTTTTCTGTTACATGTGTATACCCTTCTTTGTCTCCATATTCAAATAACATATACATATCTCCCTTCTGGTTTATGCTTCAAAGTATCCCTTAACTCTGCCCTGATCGTCACACTCTTTTATGCTGCATACATCGTCAAAACGAGCTTCTTTCAATTCTTCGAACTCTTTTTTAAATTTTGGATTTCCTGTAAATGCATCCCACATATATTCTAGTAACCATGTTTTTTCTTCCTCATTGCTTCTTGCTTGCTTCCAGATATAATCTTTTGCTTCTTGCTCTGGAATAACAAAGCCCTCATGCTCATAGCCTGCTACCATCATAATTATTCACACTCCTTCCAGATATCATTAGCTTCTTTCTCGCAATTCCTTTCAATGTAGTAATCGAATAAGAACTCCTTTTGTGCTTTTGTATAATCCTTGCCTGAATCCTTTGTTGCAATTGCAATTCCCTGTGATGGATTATGAAGAAGTATCCAACCTTCTTTTATTAATGAATCTCCAGCTTCATAAAGTCTTGGCAGCTTTGAATATTCTTTCTCTGTTTTTACCTTGCTTTCTAAATACTCATACGCCCACTTTTGATGATCTCCCCATTTTACCTCATGAAATTTTCCATTTGGTTCTAACCAGCCGTAATCTTTGGTTGTATGCTCCTCTGTATCAAGCATTCTTTTCATATAACTATTTAGCTCTCTTTATACTACTGGCTGTAGGTCTGTAATCTCTTCATCAAGTTCATCAGCAATTCTTTCTTTTAGATATCTAGGAATCATTTTCATTGCAACGTTCCAACGCATTTTATACCGTTCTAATTCATCTTTAACTTCCTTTTGCTCTCCCACAATATCCCATACGTTCATATATTCCGGCATTTTTTCTTCGCTTTCAGGTCCATATATCTCCAGATGGTAAGAACCTTCTCTTGTGCTACCTTTTAACGCTGCACGCCCAAGTAAAATGTCTTCCGCATGTCTTCTGATCTGCTCTTTAGTTTCATCCGTTCCACTCATGCAACCGTTTAACAGCTCTATGCACTTGTCGTATCCCTTGCCCTCTACATAAAACCATTCTCTGGCAATTGATGTAAGATACTCTCCATCAATATCAAATTGTAATACTCCTTGTTTCTCCATTAACTGTGTACCTGTCCTTTCTATACTGCCCCAGACAGCTTAATTTTCTACCCGACCTATAATAATATTTATCTGATCGCTTATTCTCTTTATTTCGCCCGATTCTATAAAATATTTATTTGATTGATCCTATGTATGATTTTGTAATTCCGTTCGCGAAATTTAATAATTGTAATGATCAAATCTTGAGTTTATGCAAATTCACAAGACATCGAAAAAATATGTTTACAGTTTCCTTTTTTGATATTTTACAAATAACTTGTTAATAGTTTCTTAGGATCCATCGGATAGAAAATTAAGCTGTCTGGTTGTCGCTGCTATGAGAAATAACCGCCTGTTCCTACATAAGTCCAGTTTGCTTTTCCGAATCTCTCTTTCTTCTGGAATCTGCGGTTTTCTCTCTTGATCTCTTCCATAACTTCATAGAAGTAATCGTTTTCCCAGTTTTTGAAAGTATCCTTGACAACTCCTATCTGCTTTGCCATATCTTCATGTGAAATATTGTGCTGTATCCGATACTTTACAAATTCTTTCTTTTGATCAACGGAAAATATTAATCGTTTGTCTTTCTTACCACTCGCCCAGCTACTTACCGCACTGGTTGATACTCCAAACATTTCCGCAACAGCTGATATTTTCATGCCGCTGTTATACGCTTCTGCGACCTTGTGCTTGAAGTCTTCTGTGTAAATCTTAAAGCCCATCGTCTACTCCCCCCCCCTGTTGAATTCATCGTCAAACATAGACATTTGTTCGGCATTTGTTACCAGCTTTACCATGTACTCTCCTTTATCTTCATCATAGTACAGCTCATGTTCTCCAAGGTAGTTCATGCCTTTTTCTTTCTCTTCAAACTGCATTTTTGTTTTGATCTCATGTTCAAACCTCGGATGATATACCAGTCTGGTTTCAGGTTTTCCCTCGCTCTGATCTCCGTTCACGATATATTCTGGGATCAGCCCTACAGAAATATTTAAGCTGATTTTTCCATCGTAACTTCCTTTTGAGATCATGTTGTCGAGTAAATACTGAATTGATTTATCAATGTCTGCTCGCATCATGATAAATACATCATCTGTAATATGTATTGTTTCTTTGTTTAACTCCATCTTTACACCTCTTTTATTTTCACTTCTACTCTCGGCTGATCCGAAAAGAATTTCTTGATCGAACAGTTAACGATCTGCGAATCATCGTGGTATGCGATCCCATTTAATGGATCGGCTATGATCTTTACAATATTATCCATGTCCGGCTTTTTCGTCGGTCTAATAATATTGTCTAATTTCATCTGCTTCTTTTTCTTGCTGTCACTCTTCGCAATCTGATAATATGCTGTGATCTCCATTTCGATCATTGCATCATCAGGAAACTTTTGATTGTTACACTGTCTGCAATACTCCATTTTTACCCATGTTTCATAATTTACCGTTTTCTTTGGAGTATATGCACTTCTCGTGTATGAATTAAATTTAGGTCTTCCTTTTCCTGTCGGCTCTCCTAACACTGTAAAACTTACGCTGTCCATTTCTATCTCCTTATTTCGTTATGCTTGCGTTTTCTTCATCCAGTCTAATCTTCAAGTAATAATCAACTGTTTTCCCTGTTTCTGTTCGTTTCTTCTTGACCTGTGATACTGTGTATCCGTTTTTGATCAAGATCTGTGCTACATCCAGTCTGTCTTGCTGGTTGTAAATTTTGATTAACATTTCTTTTTCTTCCATACCGTTTGCTCCTTTTCTTAACTGCTTTCAAACTGCTTTTTTAATAGCTGCTGCTCAAGGTCGTCAAAGTCATAATCTCGCTGGGTAAAATTATGTATTCCATTTTCTTTCTGACTCTTGATCTGCTGTTGTTTCGTTCCTGCTTTCTCTTCGGCTAATACCTTCGATGATCCCAAGTAATCAGTAAATGGTGTGCTGTCCGATAAAAAGGACTTGCCATACTTAATGTATTGCTTTTCTGTATGTTCTATCTCACACTGCTCCGCATAATTCTGTGCAGCCTCTTTTAATTCATCAGGGCTCCATCCGTCTTTGATCCTTGCGTTGTACTTCTTATACGCATCGCCTTTTCCAATCTTCCTTGGATATACGGACCAGAAATCTTCGAAAGTGCTGCTGTATCCTTTTTCTTTCTTCGGTGTCTCCTTAACTTCTTTGACTTCCTCGATCTCCTTAATATCCTTGCTTTCTTTTGTATTCTCTTTCTTAATCTCATTTTCTGCTTTCTTCTGCTTTTCTTTCTCTAGCTCCTGCTCTCTTTTCTCTGCTCTCTTTCTTCTTTTACGCTCTTTGTCTCTCTGCTTTCTTTCGATCGCATCATACCAGCTTGCTTGCCATTCTTCCCAGTCGTGTATATACAGTCCATCTTCATGGCATTCGATCCAGTTATCTTCGATTAGTATTGCTACTACTTCGTCCGGATCAATGTTCTTGTTATTTCCGACGTTTAATATCTCTGCAATATCTTCTTTGTCACAACCTTCAAGGTATCCATTTCTTTGTGCATTTCCGTCTGATATTGCCCACATCCAAAGTCTCATAACCAGTCCAACCGCTTCATTTTGAGAACATTTAAGCTTCTTTGCTAATTTCCTCGATTTTGCTCCAAATATCTGTTCGTGTACACTAAGCCACATACCACCACCGCTTTCGTTCTAAATTCCGGCTACCAAGTCCTCGATCGAAATAGGATGTGTCAATATTCTGTTGTGTCGGCAGCAATCGCATAGCTCACATCTATCTGGAAGGGATTCTTCGTTTTTTACTTCAAGTACCCTTTTAATGTGTGATTCAACAGAATTTATCGCTTCATCCAAATAATTCTGTGTGATCTGAATAATTCGGATATCTGGTTCTTCTTCCTTTGTTGCAGCTGCAATATAAAACGGAAGTCTTTTCCCTGTGTTCTGTCTCACGATTTCCTGATAGATCGCACCCTGAATGTCGTACCCCCAGTATCTTACAAAGTCTAAGTATCCGATATCCTTTACCCATTTCAAGTCTGTGATTGATCTCATAACTTTCAGATCAACGATTGCGACATTTTTCAAGTAGCTATCCATTTTGATTTTCCACTTCGTTCCGAACAGCTCTCCTGTCATAATTACCTGTTTTGCCCCTGACATATACTTCATAAAGTATTTGTCTCTCTTGATTCTCTCAATGACTTTTTCGGCCTGTTTATAATTGCTTTTCAATTCTCCTTTTTGTGTAAAAATCTCTGGATTTTCTTTCTTAAACTGATCCAGAGTTCCCTCAAAATAGGAATCAACATAACTACCTACCAGAAGCGGAGTCGTCTTTTTCGTTTTCCATCTGCCGTTCAGCTTTTCCAACGCTTCAAACTCACACGGCATCTTTCCGTATGTTCCAGCGAAGTCTTTGAACTGAGATACAGACATATACTCTTTGTTTGCCTCCTGACTGTAATAGTTTTCGTTCGTTAGCTTCATACCAAATTTTCTCCTTTTACTGCTGTGTTACATCAACCTCTTCGGCTTCTGTAGGCTCTTCACTCGCTTTGAATGGGTCTGTTGCTATCTCTCTCGCCTCTCCTTCAATAATGTTTTTATTCAGGTCAAAGTCTGATCCATCGTCAAAAGCTTGCTGCTGCTCAATATTATCAAAGTCAAGATCAATCATCTTGCATAATCTTCTAAGAACTGTCTTTTTATACATTTCGCCCGGAGACTGCTTCCATGCCTTGCTATTCGCAGCTTTTGAATATGACGTTCTTGTATGCTCAATTTCTGAAACAGACATTGTATCGTACATCATGCTTCCATCTTTATACAGCACGACTGCAAACGTACCAATGATCTTTTTATCGCTGAATGGTTCTGGTCTAAAGTTTACGATCTGATTTCCGTTCTCAATTCTTTCCTCGAAGAAGTCTCCCTCTCTTACATTCTTTGCGTAGATATCTTTGATCGGATTCTTTGAATATCTTTTCGCAAGCTTGATTTCTCCCTTATAATCCGTTTGAAAGTTAACCTTTCCACTATAAGGAATTGCATAACATTCTTTGTTAAAGAAATCCAATCCAAGGTAAGCTCCTTTTGCAAATGCAACTGCGACCGATACTGTGTCAATTCCTGAAAAATCTTTCAGATTATCTTTCATAACTGTGATGCAGTTAAGGGTAAATCTCTGTTTATTGAATCCTTCTGGAAGTGCCTGAACATTTCTCGCTAATTCGTTTTCGATTCCTACCTGAACATTTTCAAGATATTCTTTCGTTGTCATCTGTCCCATTCTTCTGTTCCTCCTATTTTTCTTTTTTCTTGTTGATCGGCATTGTAAATATTGCTAAGTCAATACCCTTTGATTTTTTCATTGCCTCGTCTAACTCTTCAGGAGAGTTAATTCCATACTCTGTGCTTAAGATCTTCTTCATTTTTTCAATATCCATCGTGATCTCCTTTCAGTACTTTCTCCCCGACAAGTCTTAGTTCACTGATTGCTAATGCCATTTCATCAAGCATTTTCAGGATTCGCCTTAATTCTGGTTTTTCATCCTCGCTTATGACTCCATCTTCTGTTATATCGACTAAGCTGTTCTTCATGTCCTTGATCTTCTTCACGTCAAATTCTTTAATCAGTCTTAATGTGATCCCTTCCAAGCCTTTGATCTGTGTTGCCATTGGAATTGATTTTCCGATTGGACACTCATGCTTGCAGTATCCAGCTTTCAGTTCAGGGCAATTATAAAGATCAGCCATCAGCATTACTTTGTCTACTGGCACAACCTTTGTCGTACCCAATTCGTAATCAGCCAATGTCGATACGGACAATCCCAACAATTCGCTTGCTCCTTCTCGGCTATATAGCTTTTCGTTATACTTTGCTGCCTCTTTCCTCGCCTTAAAATAGACGTTCTCATTCGTTTTCTTACAGCCTTTTCCCATGTTACCGTCTGTCCTTTCTGGGTATACTGTACTTAGTTACATAATTACTTATTTGTGTAACGAGTAGTATCCATTTTTATGTTAAGAATGTCACTGATTTCTTGCATTACCGGCTGTGCTGACTGCCGCCCATTTAGTACAGCTGAAATGTATACTCTCGTTCTTCCAGTAAGCTGTGCAAGTTCTTCTACGCTCATATCCTTATCAATCATCGCCTTCTTTGCATCCTTGCACCATTTAGGCAAGATTCTTTTCATCGCACCTCCTCCTTTCGGGATGTGTTTACAATTCTATAAATTTAATGTAAAATCGAATTGTAATTTACATTTGTAAAATACTTTTCGCCACTATTTTGTATTTTCAAATGTGTTTTACTTTTGTAACATCTTTATTATAATAATAAATTTCTAAAATGTAAATATATTTTTTGTAAATTTATTATTTTTTTGAAACGAGGTACTTTATGAATATAATTGACAGATTAAATTTATTGCAGGAACAATCAGGAATGAATCAAAAAAATCTTACTAGTGCTATCGGCCTTAGTTCTTCTGCATTTACAGAATGGAATAGAGGAAAAGCAAAACCTGGATTAAAACAGTTGGTAAAAGTTTCTCAGTATTTCAATGTGTCTCTCGATTGGATTGTATTCGGCGATGAAACTCCTGATAACAAGCTTGAAAATGTCATAAAATTAGATTTTTCCAATCCAGCAGAAAAAGAACTACTCGACAAATTCAGAAATCTTCCAGACGTTTATCAGAAAAATGTCCTTGCATACATAGACGGAATTGTTTCCACTCTTCCAAAAACTGAATCTGACGATACTAAAAAATTATCAGTATAGAAGAATGGAAAAAGAGGAAAAATTAAATGCATACTTATATTGGTAACGAAACATTTTTGGTCAATGGATCCAAAGAATCAATTACGATCAATGATTTCTGGAGATGGGCATATTCAGATTTTACAAATAACATTAACCGCTCAGTGCTTGCTGAATTTATTGTTGCATCATCTTTGGATATCATACAAACGGATTGTGAGTCGTTCAGAGATCCGTGGAGACCTTTTGACTTGTTATATGATATGAAATATAGGGTAGAGGTAAAAGCCGCCGGATACGTCCAGTCTCATAGTGCCAAACACCCGGATCATATATCATTCAGCATTGCTCCAGCTCGTATACCGACTGAAACCGGAGAATATAAGCCGGAAGCTACATTACAAAGAAACTGTGATATATACATATTCTGCGTTTACACTGCTATGAGTGTTAGTGCAAACCCTCTCGACATGAATTTGTGGGATTTTTATGTGCTTCCGACCAAGACCATCGACAGAGAAAAGCCGAGGCAGAAAACAATTACTTTGCCATCATTACTAACATTGGATCCGATCAAATGCACATACATAGAATTAAAAGAAACTATTGATAAGATTTTAGCCGCCTGATTTTCAGACGGTTTTTTAGGAGGGATAGCCTATGAATACTTTATCTGCACTTAATATAACGCCCTCTCCTCCCCGGATGTGCCGAGTAGCAATCTATATAAGGGTGTCTACACTACAACAGGTTGATAAGGATTCTTTGCCAATGCAACGGAAGGATTTAATTGCATACTCGAAGCTGATCCTTAATACTGACGATTATGTAATCTTTGAAGATGCTGGATACAGCGGTAAAAATACAATCCGCCCAAGATATCAAGACATGATGGAACAAATAAGAACTGGAGCTTTTACTCATCTGCTCGTCTGGAAGATTGACAGGATTAGCCGTAATCTTCTTGACTTTGCTCAAATGTATCAGGAACTAAAAGAACTAAACGTTACTTTCGTCAGCAAAAACGAACAGTTCAATACTTCAACCGCTATGGGAGAAGCTATGCTTAAGATCATCCTTGTATTCGCAGAGCTTGAACGTAATATGACTTCTGAACGTGTGACTGCGACTATGATCTCTCGTGCTAATACAGGCAAATGGAATGGCGGTAGAGTTCCATACGGCTATAAATACGATCCAGAGGAAGAAGATTTCCTTATTGTTGCTAATGAATCAAACACTGTAAAACTGATACATGACAAATACGAAGAGCTTCAATCTCTTGTATACCTTGCTCGATACATGAATGAACACGGATACAGAACACGATCAGGGAACGAATGGTCGCCTCCTTCTCTTGCTATCATATTAAAAAGCTGGTGGTACTGCGGCTGCTACGAATATAATAAGCGAAAAGCTGGTAATCGTCAGAAACTTAAGAACGAATCAGAATGGATCATGATTGAAGATCATCATATCGCAATTATTTCTTACGATCAGAAGGAAAGGGTTCTTGCAATCCTAAAAGGCAACAAAAGATTTGCTACGGAACACAACTTATATGTTAAAGGTATTCATGTTCATGTGTTCGGTGGTCTGTGCTGGTGTAAAAACTGTGGTAAGAAAATGACCTCGACCAGCTCAAACAAAAATCGTTCCTGGCAGTATTCCAAATATCTTTGTTCTACAAGACGGCGATCACTAACGAAATGCCGTGGCAGATCAACATCTGACCCAGTGCTTGGAGAATTTATCTTTAACTATATCCTGAATATGCTTAACGCACAAAAAGGCTTCGATTCAATCCATAGTCCGGCTGATCTCCAAGATGCACTCTTGACTGGAGATGCTTTTTCAGATATTAAAAGCATCGATCAGGAAGAGCTCAACGACTTATATAATATTCTTTCATCGAGTGTAGTGGGAAACATCTATGGTAGATCATTTAACGTTAATAAAGCAAAGAAAAATGATGAGGTGCAATCATCACTCACGATATTAAAAGCCGAAAAGAAAAAGCTTGATAGGGCTCTGGATCGTCTTACAAACTTATATCTGTATGATGATATGGCTATATCTGAAAAGGATTACATGACAAAGAAAACGGAAATTGAAACAAAGATCGCTGAAATTGATGAGAAAATAGGGATTGTCAATAAAAACTCCGTTGATAATTCTATCACAGACGAAGAATTTGTTGATAAAGCAAGCACCTTTATCATTACGCAAAAGCTGACTAATCGAAACTATATCAGTTATAAGCGTCTTGCCACATCGGTTGATCCTAAAATATTATATATGTTTACTCACGATGTGATTGATTATATAGACATCTACAATGGAAAGGTTCAGCGGATCGTTTTTAGAAACGGACTTTCTCAAACCTTTATCAGGTAAAAATAAAGCACCAGAATTTTTGAACTGGTGCTTTTATTTTGTCCTCGTTTGGTCCTCTGGACTGTCTGCGGACATTATATGGATATTTTACGGACATTCCATAGATTTTACACGGACTGTCCAAGCAAATTACGTTTTATTTTTTATGTCAATAGCAATTTGCACTGCCTGATTGAACCACTCAATATACCCCTGATAGTCTCTTTAATCTCCATACTCGCATATCGCCCATTTTCTATTTATAGCTTGTGCAAAACAGCCGAAAATGATATAATTCTTTTCAGGTAATTTCTTCCTTGGTTTACTCCTTAGGTTCCAAGTAAGAAGGAATTACAATCAGAATGCAAGCTTCATACCCTTGTATTCTCTAGTTAACTGTGTGTGGCAGTCACTTTGTTGTCGTGGCTGCCATTTTTATTGCATCAAAAAAAGATCTGGGCCCAAAACCCAGATCTTTTTTCTTTTACCTAAATTTGATTATTTGATTATTAACATTACATTTGTAAACTTTTGGTTTAAATTATTAGCATAGCATCCCCGAAAGAGAAGAATCTGTATCTTTCTTTTACAGCGATATTATAAGCATTTAAAATATGTTCTCTTCCTGCGAGTGCAGAAACTAACATTAATAATGTAGATTCTGGCAGATGGAAGTTTGTGATCAGTCCATCGATCACTTTAAATTTGTATCCTGGATAAATGAAGATGTCTGTCCATCCGCTCTTTGCATGCAGAGTTCCATCTTCTTCTGCAACAGATTCCAAAGTTCTTGTACTTGTTGTTCCAACAGAAATAACTCTTCCACCGTTTTTCTTTGTCTCATTGATAAGTTCTGCATCTTCCTCTTCAATTCTATAAAATTCAGAATGCATATGATGCTCTAAAACATCATCAACTTTTACTGGACGGAATGTTCCAAGTCCAACATGAAGTGTTACATATGCGATATTAACTCCCATGTCTTTGATCTGTTGTAATAATTCCTTTGTAAAATGAAGTCCGGCAGTTGGTGCTGCGGCTGAACCATCATATTTGGCGTAAACTGTCTGATAACGATTCTTGTCTTTTAATTGATGTGTGATATATGGTGGTAATGGCATCTGTCCAAGTTCGTCTAATACTTCCTCAAAAATACCTTCATATTCAAACTTCACCAAACGATTTCCTTCATCAACAACATCAATGACTTCTCCAACTAATTTTCCATCTCCAAAAGAAATCCTTGCTCCCGGACGTGCTTTTTTTCCTGGCTTTACAAGAGTTTCCCATACATTGTCCTGTTTTCTCTTGAGAAGTAAAACTTCAACTTTACCGCCAGTTTCTTCTTTGGCTCCGATCAGTCTTGCAGGAATTACTTTTGTATTATTCAACACAAGACAGTCTCCCGGTTTTAAATAATTTACAATATTATGGAAGACATCATGTCCGATCTCTCCTGTATTTTTATCTAATGTTAATAATCTGGAACTTGATCTGTCCTCAAGTGGATCCTGAGCGATCAATTCTTCTGGTAAATCAAATGTAAAATCTGATACTTTCAT